GACCGCTTCGGGCCGGGCACGCACGGGGACGGTGGTCCGGATCTCCGGGCCACGATCAACCTCTTACCGACGCCCCGCGCGACGGATGGCACGAACGGCGGGCCGAATATGCACGGCAGCTCGGGGGACCTGATGCTGCCCTCTGCGGTGGCGGGCCTGCCGCTCCTGCCGATGCCGAGGGTGGAGAACGCGCTAGCACGCCTGCCGCGGAGCGAGTCATCGACTGGGGTGACTACGCCCCCGCCATCCAGCGATGGGAGCACGTCCTAGGCCGTCGCGCACCCCTGCCGACGCAGCCTGGCCAGCGAGGCGGCGCACAGCTCAGCCCGCGTTTCGTGGAGTGGCTGATGGGCCTGGATTACGGCTACGTGACCGCCGTGCCGGGCGTCTCCCGCAATGAGGCACTGAAACTGCTGGGTAATGGCGTGGTGCCGCAACAGGCAGCCGTCGCCCTCCACTACCTGCTGACCGCACCCGAGGTGATCGTATGAGCGAGACGAAGACGCCGCCGGCCATGTTCGCCAGCGCACCGGCACCGCCGAAGTCCGAGCCCGCCGCACCGTCGCCCGCCACGCAGGCGGACAAGGTTGCCGCCCTGAAGTCAACGGGCAGCGCGCCCGGCAGCGCCCTCGGCATCGTCGCCCTGGTCGCGCTGGCCGGTATCGGAGTGGCCCTGTTCGCGGTGTCGCCAGTGCTGGCCATCATCGTGCTGATCGCGGCAGCGGCGCTGATGCTGTTCGCAGCGATCGCGCGGCACGTCGGCCGCCGAGCATTGGCGACAGTGCAGAAGGTCAACCCTGACGGCTCGGTGACGACGACGACCCGCCCGACCTCACGACGTCAGGCCCGGCGTGACGCGCAACCTCGCCAGCCCCGCCAGCCGCGCAGTTGGCGTCATCCGATGGGCGGCGGCGCACCCCACGCGCCCGCACCGGCTGGCCGCGCACCGTCGTCGCATCCACGCGGCGCCGCTCCCCGTTCGCCCGGTGGCGCCGCTCCGCGAGGTGCGCGCCCGGCCGGACAGGAACCGCGCGGGATGCGTGACCGTGCCCGCGAGCAGATGACACCGCGTGGACGACGCGAGGCGGCAGAGCGTCGTCGCCGCGCCGAGCAGGCACCCGCAGGACGTCCTGCCGCGCCTGGAGCACGGCCCGCGCCGAGTGGACGGCCCGCACCTGCACCGGCACCCGCGAAGCCCGCCAGTCGTCGCCAGCGTCGTCAGGAGCGGCGCAACGGTGGCAGTCCCGCCGGGCCCAAGCCGACGCCCGCGCCCGGATCGAACGGTGGCCGAGGTGGTGGCCGCTCGAACTCGGGTGGCGGTGGCGGTCGCAACGGCGGTAACGGTGGGCGGCCCAACGGCAACGGCGGATCCGGTGGCGGCAATGGCACGAAGCCCGGCAAGCCGCACGCGACTGGCGGTAAGCCGGTCGACCCGCAGACCCGTCGTCAGTGGTGGCTCGGACCGAACCGGCCGGGTGAGGGCAACGGCAGCAAGCCCGCCGTGGTGCCCGCGCCGAACGGGCCGACGCCGACCGACAGCAAACCGGCGGGCGGCAAGCCAGCGCCGAAGGCCGACGCACCGACCGGCAAGGCAGCGGCCACCCGGGCGCGACTGGCCAAGTGGCGCGAGGCACGCAAGGCGCCACCGCCCGACCCGGGTCCGCTGGCGCCGGTGGCAGCAGGGGTGAAGCCGCCAGCCGCCGCGCCCGAAGCGAAGCCGAAGGTCCCGCGGGCCGAGCGCAACTTGGCGAACGAGATCCGCAAGGCCGCCACGGTCGAACCTCCGCGTCCGACCGGACCGCCGACGCCGATCCGCGCCGAGGGTCCGGCGAAGACGGTCACCGTCACGCCGCCGACGCATCGCTACTTGTCGTCCGGCGACGACGGTGGATTAGCCGCCGCCATCCGTGGCGGTGGAAGTACGGAACGGGCACCAGCACCGGCGCCCGCAGTGAAGGGAGTGAAGGGCATGGCTGAGGGATCAACGCCGGTCGACACGTCGGCCAGTGCGGGCACGGAGCGGCAGATGCACAGTGATATCGCGAACGCCGCCAGCGCGTCGGCCGCCTACTGGGACGGCAAGGCTACGTCCAACCGGGCGACCGGTGAGAAGTACAGCGGATCCGGCGACCCCAATCTGGCCGCCGGTGGTGAGCGGGCGCTGACCGAGGCCGCCAACCAGTCGACCGTGGCGGCGAACCGTGGCCGGATCGCGGGTCACCACCGCGAGAAGTCGGCGGGCTGACCGATGGCAGCGGTGGCAGTCGACAGATCCGCAACGCCCGCCAGTGAGCGGGCCATGCACGGTGATATCGCGGACGCCGCCGCTGCCTCATCGGCATGGTGGGAAGGCAAGGCGAACGGCGCCCGCAGCGAGGCCCAGGCGCTGATGGCGCAGGCGGCCGAGTGCGGTGATGACCGGCAGCGGGACGCGGACTGGCTGAGAGCTCAGGCGCAGGGGCTGTTCATCCAGGCGCGCGGCATGGATCTCGTCGCAGTGCACCGCAGTGGTCTCGCTGCCAGCCACCGCGAACGATCCGCAGGCTGAGGGAGGCAGATATGGACGGCGTGACGTGGCGCGAGTTCTGGCCGGCAGTCGGTGCCATCGCCACCCTCGGCATCGGCGCGGCGCCGGTCATCGTGTTCTGGCCGCATGCCGGGCTGGTCCCGCTGGCGGGTGTGATCGTGACGATCCTACTGCTCGGCCTGCTCGCGATGACGGCCACCGGCCAGCTGGTGCACCGGACCCGCCCGTTCTACGGCCTGCCCGAGGGTCGGCGCCGGCACATTGCGACGCTGATCCGGGTGGCGATCGGCGCGCACGTCGCGTGGGCGATGACTTGGCAGCTACGGCCCGAGTGGTGGCCGGTGATGCCGCTGGTCCTGCTGGGCCTGTCCGGTGCCGAGTGGGCGTACGCCGTGACGCATGACGCGCTGGCGAAGTTGCCGCCGAAGCCCGATCCGGCACCCGTCGAGGTCAAGGCGGCCGAGCCAGTGGACGACACGTCGCTGTACATGCGCGAGGCGCTGCGCCGGGCGGACCTCGGATCGGTGGTCATCGACGGATGGGAGCCAAACGTCGATGAGGAGACGGGCGACGTGTTCGGCGTCGACTTCCTGGTGCACATCCCGAGTAAGGCAGCACAGAGAGGACAGGCGTAATGGCGCCCGTGGTCACGGTCCTCGGACCGGATGAGGCCGAGCAGCTAGCTAGGTCGCTCTCCGAGGTGCTGGGCGTCCGCATCATGTCGGACTGGGTGGAGATCACCGAGCAGCGCGGCGCGGGCGACTTCCGTATCACCGTCAATGAACGGGACGTCGCAGGCTGGGTGTACGAGTACAAGGACCCGCCCGGGTACGCCTCGATCAAGGAACCGATGCAGCCGTTCGGCCGCCGGATGAACGGCAAGCTCCACCCGGGGATACTGCTCACTCAGCACGGCCAGTGGATCGGCATGTCCACGTCGGGCAAGTCGTCCGAGGTGCAGTGTGCGATCGCCTATATCACCCGGTGCTGCGACCCGTCCCGTCCGGACACGAACGCTGTCGTCTGGGTCGGCGGGAATCAGAAACTGTCGGATCTGGTGCACTCGTGGGCCGGGCCGTACTACGACGCAGGCATTCCGTGCCCGATCGACTGGATTGCGAACGGTACCGCGGACACGCTGGACATGATGACGGCGATGATGCGGGTCAGCCGTTATCGGCAGGCATTGCCGCCCGGCGACCGCGGCCCGTGGCCGACCATCATCCTGATTCTTGACGAGACGTCGTTTCTTTTGGAGGACCACTCGGCGCATGTCAAGTTCGAGGGTCGCACCATGTTCACCGACACGATGGCGGCCGACCATACGCGCGGCGGCACCTCGGCCGACGCGTTCGACATGTTCGCCACGCAGACCGATATCAACGTGGGCTTCGGCGACAAGGGCAACATTCTGCAGGCGCAACTGAAGTACACCGGCGGCTTCATGGTGAACGACAGAGACGCCTACGGCCGGATGTTCGGCAACTGGAAGCTCATCATCCCCGAGGCGCCCGGGGTGTTCTGGATCAATGACAAGATCGGCGCACCGCCTATTCGACTGAAGGCGCCCTATATCCAGACCGATGACCGGACTAAGCCGGTCCTGCATTCCGGCCTGCGCGTGTCCGACGTGTCGCGCATGAGGCAGCAACTATGGACGCCCGCCGGACCGCCGCAGTTGGACGAACGCTCCGCACGGGCGGCAGGGCCGATCTACGCGAACCGGCGGCGACTGGTAGACGATGAGTTTATGGCGTACCTCACCGGTGAGCGACAGTCGGTATCAGTGCGCGGAACCGCTGAGCAACCGGCCGCACTGGTCGCCTCGGCCGAGCAGGAAGACGACGATGAACGGCGCGACGACGGAATCCCGCAATGCGACCGCGACCTGGCGGCGAAACTCGCGCAGGGCCGCCGGGAGTTCGGAATAGCCATTCCAGAGGAGTTCGCCGACGACGAGACGCTAATGGCGCTAGTCGCCGAGGCCGACGCCGAGCACCTGAAGTCGACGGCCGCACCGAGCGAGGTCGCGTCCGTGACCAGCCTGGCCGACCGGCGCGACCGGACGACGTGGGCCGAGCGGATCGAGGTCGTGCTGCGCGAGCGCCCCGGGCAGTCACTGGGCCGCGCCGAGATCGATGAGGCCATGCAGAAGCATGGCTGGAGGGTCACCGACCGGCAGATCATCACGAACACGCTGGGCAGGATGACCACGGTGGCCCGCACCGGAGACGGCTACCGGGCACTGTGAGTGAGGCAAACAAACAAACAAACACACCACCCCGCGGGGGGACCCTGCCCGCATAGGTGCAGGTCAGCAGGACGCACACCCCCCCGGTGCGTGGTGTGTTTGTTTGTTTGTTTGGGTCACCGAGGGTAGGGGATGGGGAGCATGGACGAGATGGACGAACTGGACGCCGCGCTGGAGCTCGCGGGACGCCGCCGGGACCGCGCGGGCATGGACACGCCCGAGGGTCAGGAGTTCGCGACCGAGGCGCGGGAGCTGGCGCGGCGGATCCTGACGATGCGGGCGAACCTCCCGCAGCTGGACGCGGTGGACCGCAGCGCCGACGCGCTGACCAGGGATCACCGGCACTACGTGGGCAACGCCGAGGCCCGCCGGCAGGAGTGGTGGCGGGCGTGTGCTGGCTTCGGCCTGCTCGGCGTGCTGATCCTGCTGCCCGCGATCGGTTTCCGCTGGTCAGAGCCGATCTACTACGTGATAGGCGTGGGGATGCTGGCACTGTCGGTGCTGTCGTTCACGCAGGCCGGACGCGCGCAGCGTCGCGTGGCCGATTTGGAGGCCGAGAAAACGGCGCGCATGGATCGACTGAGCGAGCACCGTGAGGCGCTGACCGGCACGAATAGCACGGTCCGGCACCTGCCGAGTTCGCGCGCTCATATCACCGAGCAGTTGCGCCGGATCTGACGCGCGGATTGCCATTCCGCACCGCTCGGACCGCTGGACCGTCACCACCGCCGACCCGTTGCAGCCACCAGGGTCGGCGGTGGTGTGTTTGTGTACACCCCGGGGTAAACACCCGGGTAGTCGCCGGGGTACCGGGCGGGGTAGTCCGCGGGGTAGTCGCCGGGGTAATCGAGCCCGGGGTATTGCGGTGCGACCTGCGGGAATACCCCGCACCGCGCGAGCCGACTACCCCGGGCACTACCCCGGCGAGTACCCCGCACCGCAGGGTACCGAGTACCCCGCCGAGGGTACCGGTACCGCTGTTGACACATCCGCGCCGCGTCGGTACTGTCGTCACTACAGGCCGACGGGCCGAGACATGGAGGGCCAATGGACGAGATCGAAACAATCGCACGTGAGTTCGGCGTGGATAAGGCTGCAGTGCTGGCCCTAGTGGATCAGCTCATTGCCCTGGACGGTCACGAGAATGTCTACGTGAACGATGCCCTGACTCCGAACGCCACGACTGTCATCCGCGACCACCTGAGCGGCACGTTCACGGCGGTATTCCCAGACCCGTGCGTGTGGTGCGACGGTAACGGCTGCCAGTACTGCGAGGGCTGAGACGTGGACGAAGAGTGCTACGGCGAGTGCGACGAGTGCGCGAGCGAGTACGACCCGGACGAGCATGACGCAGAGTGCGAGTGCGGCGGCGTGATTCAACTGGTCGCGTGCGTCGATGGTTGCGATTTCTGCGAGGACGTGCGCGAGTGATCCTCGTACTGATCTACTCAGGCGCCCTCATCGGCACCATCACCACACTCGGCCTGATCGACTTATGGAAGGCTCACCGGACGGACTGAGATGATTGACTACATCCTAGAGTGCTTCGGCAGGTGCGGCGATTGCGACGCGGAGTACGACCCCGAGGACGCGGAAAATAACTGCGAGTGTGGCGGATACATCACCCTCGTTGAGTGCTATGAAGGCTGTCGCTACTGCGACGAAGGCTGACCAACTCCATAGACCACGTGACCGTGGCCGCCCGCTACGGCCAGGTCACCACATAGGGACCAGTGCGAGGCGTTAAACCCTTCATCGCATCAGGGCAAGGGCCGACCATGCGGTTGCGAGCAACAGCCGTCCGGCACCTGCGCCCCCTGGTCCCCATAAATTGATACGGAGCGCGTGTGATGAAACTCAGGCACTCGGAGGTGGCACTTATCCTCGGCGTGATCGCCCTGGTGTCCGCTCACTGGCTATTGCGCGGGTCCACTTCGTGGTGGACGGGACTCCCGTTCTCACTCATCCTCTGCGTCTGCATGGCGGTCGCCAGGATGGAAGGCTTGGCCGTCGGTAGACAGTCGAGGTCCGCAGATCGGCACGCTAAGTAGAGAGGGAGGGCGTCATGCCACGGTTCCACTTCGGCACGGTTCTATGGTGGGTGTTCGTGCTGTTCCTGCTCGGATACGTGTTCACTAATCCCGCGATGGCCGGGCACTTCGTGCACACTGCATTTACGTCGGCCATCACCTTCGCCCAAACGATCGCGAGCGGCTGAGCCATGACGACGGGGGAGCGGCCGGTATGTCCCGAGGGTCGGACTGATCCGTGGGACTGCTGGCTGCACGCGCTGAGCGATGATTGCGAGGCGTGCAGAATGGCCTCGCGCGAGGACGGCGCGCTGATCGAGGCCGAGCAGGATGACGGGCCGGATCCGGTCGCGCGTGCTCACGTCCGATTCCGCTACTCGCTCTGGCCGTTCCGTATCGCGATGGCGTCCACCGCCGTCGGATTTCTGTTCGTCGTGGGGATGCTGGCCTACGTGGCGTGGCACCTGATCACGTACGTGGGGGCGTTCTGATGGACGCGACGACGATGCTGGTCATTCTCGCGCTGGTCGGACTGGCCTCGATCGTGCTCGGCGGATGGCTGACGGTGCGATGGTGGCGCTCGTTGCGTCCGGGGTACGTGTACGTCGTGTATGGCCGGCGCCACCTGGACGTGATCCGCGAGCTAGGCGGATACCTGCCGTGGTGGCGTCGCCTGCTGGCCGCGCTGCGCATCCGTCGCCACGTCCTGCTCTACGTCGGGCAGACGCGCCACCGTGACGCCGCTGAGCGCATCCGAGAGCACCTGTACGGCTCGGACCACTGGGGGGCACCCGCGCAACCGTGGGCGGATCTGGTGACCAGTTGGCACACCCTGCCGTGGTGGCACCGGATGCCCGAGGCCCTATTGGACCGGCGCGAGGCGGTCAACATCCGGTGGCGCCGCCCGCTGCATAACCACACGTTCAACCTGGACAACCCCCGCCGTGTGCCGAAGTCGCTGGCAGTGGCGCAGCGCGAGTATCGCGACATGTTGCGCGCGCAGCAGTACGACCTAGCGGCTTGACACCTGCCGCGCTGCGCGGCATACTTGTCCCATGAGCGAGACACAGAACGAGCCGACTACGGCCACCCCGCAGTACCTCATCGTCACGGACGACGGCAACGGCAGCCAATACCTCGTGGACAGTTGCGACGCGTTCGGCCGCGAGGTGCGCATGGGCGGGCACGTGCTGTTCAACGACCCGGCGAAGCTGCGCGCGATCGCCGCCGACCTGCTGGCCCGCGCGGACTGGCTGGAGGGCAAGTCATGAGCGAGACGTGGACCGGCAAGTGCAGGCGTCCGCTGGTCCGGATCACCGTCGGACTGCCCGGCTGCGGGAAGACCTCGTGGGCGCGGGCCGAGATCCAGCGTCACCTCGATGCGGGCGAGGACCCTAAGCGACTGGTGCGACTGTCCCGCGACGACATGCGGGCCATGATGACCGTCGGCTACGGCCCGACCGTTCCGACGTTCGAGAACATCATCACGGACATGATCGACGCCGCGCTGATCCTGCTACTCATCCGCAGGGTGGACGTCATCCTGGACGCGACCAACCTGAACCCCGGCTACCTCCGCGCACAGCAGGCGACGATCGAGCGCGGCGGGGGACGGTGGGAACTGGTCGACTTTACCGACGTGCCGCTAGAGACCTGCATCGAGCGCGACGCGCAGCGCACCGGCTCGGCCCGCGTCGGTGAGGACGTCATCCGCAGCATGGCGAAGCGCTACCTCAGCTAGCAACTGGCCCGACGGGGCAGAGACATGGAGACGGACATGCACGAAACGCAGACGGGCCACCTCGGCGACTGTGCCGAGATCGCCGCCCTGATCGAGCAGAGCACGGCACTGATCCGACGCCGGGTCGTAGCCGGTCACGGCACCCGCTCGCGCGTCACACATCAGCACCTTGTGGACGCGACTGCCCAGCTGGTATGGGCACAGTCCACCGCTCACGCCGAGTGCATGAGAGCGGCGAAGGTGTCATGACCGGCGAGGCTGCGACCGACGACTGGCGCCACGTCGCAGCCTGCCGCGATGAGGACCCGGATCTGTTCTTTTCCGACGGTCCCGCAGGCGCGCAGGCCAGGGCCAGGCAGGCGAAGGCCATATGCCGCCACTGCCCGAGTCTCATCGAGTGCCGCGAGTGGGCGCTGAGGGAGCGGCCGAAGTCGGGGATCTTCGGCGGACTCACTGCCGAGCAACGGCGCGAGGTTCACGCCCGCACGGACAAACTAGGAAGGCAGGGCACGTCATGAGTGACCACGGTCTGATCTCGGGCGAGCGCGCCGCGGAACTGCTCGGCCTCGGCTCGGCAGCATCAGCCCGCCGGGAGCTGTCGCGACGCGGCATCAGCGAGGTGCGCGGATACCCGCTGGATCAGGTGCAGGAGCTGGCCGCCCGGCGTGGGCAGAACATCACGCTGGCCGCCCGGCTGGCCCGAATGGGATCATCCGGCCACCTGAAGACGGGGTTTCGTCCGGAGCGGCCTGACACGCGTGACCACTGAATAGACGCCACCGATCGGGTTACCCTCCCCTGCGGATCATGCCGACTAGGGGAGGGTTCCCGTGTCTTTCGAAACTGATTATCCGGATTTAAACCTGCTGCTCACCGACCTGTTCGAGAGCGCCGGGTCGATCAAGCTCGCGCTTGCCGACGGTCACGTGACGGTGGACGAGATCGTGGGCGCGATCCCCGACGCCGGTACGCAGCAGTTCATCCACCAACTGTTGACCGCACTGCAGGGCCTGCCCGGCGAGATGAAAAAGGTGACCAGCGCTGGCCCGTGGGCGATGCTCGGCGTGGCCGAGGCCCTGATGGGCAAAGTTACGGCGCTGTTCAAGTGATGCGCCGTCTCGGCTGTCTCGTCGCGCTGGTAGCGGTAGCAACGCTCGGCGTGAGCGGTATCGCGCTGGCCGACACGGCGACGCCCGCGCCGACTCCGGTGACCTGCTACCCACTGCTCTCGTCGCTGGTGTGTCAGGTGCCAGTGAACGTGAATGTGGGGCCGTTCGGTCCGTTCAACATCGCGCCGAACCTGACCAGTATCTTCGCGCCGCCGCCAGCCTGACCGCTACGCTGATCACGGCCCACCGAGCAACCCGTTCCCCGTCCCCCAGACGATCCGGCCTCGGTGGGCCGCTCTATGCCCGCGCGACGGCGGTGGCCACCGGCACCACGGCCACCGCTGCGGAGTCGGCGACCGTCACGACCTCGGCGACACCGCTGGCCACCGGGACCACGCCGACCAGCCCGGACGCCACGCCGACCACCCATGCCCGGCCGACCGCGACGCCCACCACCGCAACCTCGCCCGCCCGCAGCGGGAACCGGTAGGTGACGTGCGCGCGCTGGCCAACCGCGTCGGCCGCGGGTGCCGAGTCGAGCATGACCCTGGCCAACCGCAGCGTGCGGCCTGTCCCGTCGGCTGCAGGCGCAACGTCGAGCACGATCCGCGCGGTGAGGCCACGGGTACCCATCACATCGGACGCGGGAGCGGTGTCCGTCATGGCGACGGCGATCCGCACCGAGCCCGCGACGACGGCGGCATTCACCGCATCGGTGGCAGCGGCCGAGTCGAGCAGGACGCGCGACAGCGATACCGTCGCGGTCACTGTGTCGGCAGCACCGGCCGAGTCGGTCATCGCACGGGCGCGGGTGGCCGACGGGCCGATGCTGTCGCCCGCTGGCGCTGCGGAGGGGATGGCGCGGGCGAGTGCCACCGCACGGCCTATCGAGTCGGTGGCCGGCGCAGAGTCGGTGACGCCGCGGGCGTCGCGGTCGACCTGCCCGGCCGAGTCGACCGCGGGCGCGGCGTCGATAAGGGAGCGAGCGGTGGCGAGGCTGCGCACCGCGGCGTCACCGGCGGGCGCGGAGTCCGTGAGCGCGCGAGCTCGGACGGCCTGCGGGCCGATGCTGTCGACCGCAGGTGCCGAGTCGGCCATCGAGCGGGCGCGGACCGTGCCCCGTGCCAGGACGTCGGCCGCGCCTGCGGTGTCGCTCGCAGCACGGGCCTGCTGTAGGCCGCGAGGCAGCGCATCGGTGGCACCGGCCGAGTCGGTCATCGAGCGCGCGGGCGGGATCGCGCGGCCCATCGAGTCCGAGGCTGCAGCAGTATCCGTCAGGGATCGAGCGAGGGCCTGCGCGCTTCGCGTCACGACGTCGCTAGTCGGCGCGCTGTCGGTCATCGCACGGGCGCGGGCCAGCGCCGAACGCACCGAGGCGTCCGACGCTGGCGCGGAGTCGGTCTGCGTGCGCACCTGGACGAGTGCCCGCGGCATCGAGTCCGTGGCGCCTGCGGTGTCGGTGAGTGCACGGGAGCGAACCGAGGCGCTGCCCATCACGTCCGTCGCCGGTGCACTGTCGGCCACCGCTCGTGCCCGAAGGGTCGCCCTAGCTGCGGTGTCCGTCGCACCGGCCGAGTCGGTCAGCGTGCGAGCCAGCACCACCGCTCGCGCTGCCACGTCCGTCGCCGCTGCGGTGTCCGTCATGGCCGCTGTCAGCGACGTGGCGATCAGCGGGCGCACGGCCATCGTGTTGACGCGATAGGACGTGCTCGGTGAGGTCGTGAAGGTGCCCGGGTCCTCCGATGACGCGCGCAGCTGGAGCCACGCGTGCCCGATCTCGACGCCACCGGTGTGCGTGGTGAGCCCGGAGAATCCGGAGGGCGCGGCGCTGGCCGACCCGGACGCGCTGGCCACCATCACTATCGCCAGCCAGAGCGTGTCCTCAGTGGCCCACGCCGCGGGATCAAGGCTCGGCGGGTTAGGCGTGGTGCCGAGGCTGACCACCTCGGTGCCGAGCGCGGGCGGCGTGGTGGCGTGCGCCCCCGTGATCCGGATGATCCGCGTAGCCGAGGTGGCGCTGGCGCTGGTCGTGTTGTTGAACGTCGTTTCGCCACCCACGGCGAACTTGTAGGCAACCGACAGCGGGACGGTGGTCCCGGTGGCCTGGAATAATTGCGTAAACGATCCGCCCCACGTGATCGTCACGTTCGATCCGGAGTTCGCGCCCATCAGGCCGATCAGCAGGTCACCGGCCGCGATGCCGGTCGGCACGCTGATGGCGTGCGTGGTGCCTGAACTGGTCAGCGTCGAATTCGCGATGGTGGCGACGGCAGGGAAGGCCACGCCTGCCCTCCCGCCTGCTAGGTCGTGACGGTCTGCGTGACGGTGAGCTGATCGCCGCTCGCGGACAGGGTGGCTGTGGCCGGCGTCAGTAGCGTCTCGTACAGGGGCTTACCCGTGGCGCCGGTGAGAGTTTGGAACGTGCCGCCCTTCGCGATCGTCACCGGCAGCGTGTCCGAGGCGTTGGCCGTGAACACCGTCGTGAGGGTGTAACTGTTCGCACCGGTCGTATGGGCGTAGGTGGCCGGCTTGCGTTTCAATCCGCCAGCCGCCGTGGTGATCTCACTGGGCAGCGTGGTGTCGCCACTGGCGGGCGTGGTGGCGTCGGCGGTCAGGGCGTGATACCAGGCGGGCGCGTTGCCGGGCAGGATCACGAACGTCGAGGTAGCCCCGGGCGTGGAGGCGACGGTGCCGGGTGCGTTCGCGGTCAGCCACTCGCCCACGGTCAGCACGGAGGTCGTGTTCGCGGTGATCACGCCGTACACGCTGCCCGCCACGACCATGTGCCCGATATAGGCCGAGGCGACGAACGGAGTTCCCGTGCCGGTCAGGGACGTCGCAGTGGTGGCGGTGGCGGTGCCGGTGATGCCCGCGACGTCCCCGCCCATCTGGGATGCCTGGATATCGTTCCCGGAGTTCGGCTTCACGGCGTCTCCCAGTCGTCGGGGCGGCCGATGGGGCAGCCGTAGTGGCTCGCGAGCGCCTGCGCGAGGTCAGGGCTGTCGGACTCCACCCACGCGGGCGCGGCGGCACGGGAGTGCGATCGCCACACGCCGTCCATCGTCGCGCCGGTGGCCACCTCGGCAGTGATGGTCATGGCCTGCTGCGCCACGGTGTCCTCGGTGGCCAGCACGCTCGCGGTGGTGATGAGGCGCCCGGGCAACGGGACAGTGTTGCCGTCCGCAGTGACATGCACGGCGTCGGTGTTGCCCATCAGCACGATCGGCACGGTCTCTCCTCAGTGCACGGTGGTCGGGATCGTCTCGATCAGGGCGCTGAACACTTCCTGCCGCTGATCACCGCTCGGCTCGGTGACCTCCACATCGAGCGGTGCGTGGTGGAAATTCCAGGCGTCCGACATAGCCGCCGAGATGTTCAGCTGCACCCAGTACTCCGACGGGTCGGCGGCCGGATCCACGGTCAGGTCTGCGGGGATCACCTCGGCGAGGCCCTGCGTGCCGGTCGGCGACCCGCTGACCCACTCGGCCACCACGTCCCCGTCGGGCGTGCCCCGCTTCGCCACCCCGCGGATTGCCCATCCCGTCGGGTCGAACAGCGCGTTTCCCGCGTCACGTAGCGCACGGAACTGGATCCACCGGGTCACGCCTACCTTCACCGGCAGGACCGGCCGGTAGGCATCGGTGGACGAGTCGGCCATCAGTTCTGATACTCGATGCGCGCGACCATGCCCGCGGGCGCCGTGTAGTTGACGATCACGCTGGTCACGCCCGAGGGGAGCGACACCTTCCAGGGCCACCACTGCACATAGGGCTGACCGTGATCGTTGGTTGCCAGCGGCGCGACGAGTGGCGGGGTGGCGCCTCGGTCGCTCACCGCGTACACGCCGTAGACCGTGGCGCCGCCGGTGTTGGCGGTCAGGAGCAGGTTCGCCGCGCCGCACCATCCGCCGATCACGTCGGTGGGCACCTGCATGTCGAGCCGGGTAGTGGTCGCCGGTAGCTGCACTGTGTTCTCCTCATCCCTGCGTCGACTACGGCGTCGGCCCATCAGCGTGACCGGTCCGGAGTACGGGGCGTGGCCGAAGTCCGGCGCGAGGGCTTCGTTCACGTCGCACTGCACACCCGCCACCGAGACGAAGCCGATGCGCTGATAGATGTGTGCGCCTGCCCAGCGTTGTCCGCCGCTCCATGCGCCGGTCTGCCAGAACCACTGAGCAGTCCCGCTGGCGGCGCAGCGCTGGCACACGTAGTACGACCCGTAGACGCCGATCCGGTCGGGCCCGCCGAGCACCGAGGCCGCGCCGCGCAGGTAGTCATCGATCGCGCCCTGCTGGCTCGGCGAGGCGTCGAAATCCACCGAGAAATAAATCGGTCGCAGCTCCGGATGGCCGACCGCGATGCACGTGGCGCGAGCGGCCTGCGCGTCGGCCACGCCCGCGGCATACCCGCCGAGCGACCGGTCCGAGCTGGTCTCCCAATTCGCGACCACCGCGACGCCCGCGGCCATATATTCGTCGTACTCGCCAGGAAGTAAGAGCTTGCCGGGCAGTCCGCTACCGCCTGGCGAGAGGTACCGGCACACGAAGTGGTAGCCGGCCGCCTTGATCGCACTGGCGCCCGGCCGTCCTCCCGCGAAGTCGAGGCCCAGCATTACGGGACAATGACCACGCAGGACTGAATAGCGCCGACGCCGTTGACGACGACGATCTGTAGGTACTGGATCACCTGACCGGAGGTGACCGGCACGTGGTTAGCCGTGAGGCTGGCCAGTACTGCAGCGGTCACGTTGCTCGCGCACTGCACCGGTCCGGTTGCCGGCGCGGCCTCGGCGGTGCCCGCGCCGACCAGCCCGAGAGCGGCAACGGTGGCGGCACCGGCAGCGATGAATCCCCTTGTACGCATCATGATCCGGAGTGCACCACACGGGTGAGGCGCAACCGGGTCAGTCGCGTGTAACGGTGTCGCCATGGTGGCGATAACGAGTCATGAGACGTTGCTACCGCCGACGCCGACCGTCGCCGCTGCGGATCGCCTTCGGTACGGCGGTGATCGTCGTCGTCGCGTTCTCTGAACTCGGCGTGATCGCGTGGGTCCTGCTCGGCATCGCGCTGGCCGTCCTGGTCGCCCGCGCGGTGAACCGTCGACAGCGGACACCGGTGGACGCGCCCGCCACACCGCAGGGATGGCGGACTCACGACGTGTCGCTGATCGACTAGTACGATCGGGTCAGCGGGTTACGCCCGGGAAGGTGACCCGCCGAGCCCCGTACGCGGATCGACCCCCCGTCACGCGTGCGGGGCTTCCCCCTGTACGGGCACCGCGACGGATGTGGCGATCGGCGAAGGTGTCCAGTAGGCCACGCCCGCCGTGACCAGCGAGGCCGCCACCGCCACCACGGGCGCGGGCAGATCCGGCGTGATCCATGCCAGCAGGGCTACGACGACGGGGCCGACTGTGCTCGCGGTGGCCACCTTGCGATGCGGGATCCAGGTCATGAGAAACCTCCGATGATCGGCGGGACGTCGCTCGGCGATGGCATGGTGCTACTCGGCGGTGACGGTGGCGCTGTAGTGGTCGGTGCGGGCGTGACGGTCGGCGGCACGGTGGGCAGGACGCAGCCCGATCCAGTGCGCCCGTCGGCGTAGGTGACCATCACCCGTTCCTGCCCGGCGGGACACGGCGGCCCGGTGACCCCAGCCGGACCGCGCGGGCCGGTGTCCCCCTGCGGTCCGACGCTGCCCTGCTGCCCGGACGTGCCTGGTGCGCCGGGTGATCCGGGAACGCCCGCCGGGCCCGACGGGCCCGGCGGGCCCTGCGGCCCGGGTGGTCCCTGGTCGCCGCGCGGGCCAGCGGGACCGGTCGCGCCGCGCATACCGGCCGGGCCGGGGATGCCCGCGATCACCGTCTCCGCTGCGCCGCACGCACCGCTACGGCGCAGTTCGCTGGCCACCTCGGGCTGCCCGACCGTGCACGCCTGACGCACCTGGACGGCCAGCGACTCACCCCGCATCGCACGGTCCTGCGCCTGCGACGCGTCCACCGTGAGCAGTGCCGCCGAGGCGATCACCACGGCACCGCCGAGGATGTACGGGGTATAGATCACCGGTCAGCCTCCACACTTCGGCAGATACAGCGGGTTGTCCCGGCGCGACTGGCTGACCTGCTCCTGCGCGTCGATCAACTGCTGCAATGCCACATTGTGGGCGGCCACCGCGCGCCGGTATGTCTCGATGGCCTGCGAGCCGAGCTCCGGATTGCCCGGTGGCGTGGACAGCAGGGCCAACTGCGCCTGGTTCTGGCGTAGCTGTTGCTGCGCCTGCTCGCGCAGGCCCTGAATCTGCCCTTCCTGCGCGGTGTTCCTGGCGTTCAGCGCATCGGAGAACGCCGCGAAGCCGCGGGTCTGGCAGTCGGCCACCGCACTGAGACGGCTCGACTGCTGGCCGATGAGGACCGACCCAAGTATGCCGATCAGGAGCACCAGCCCCCCCACGAACGTATTGGCCGAGAGCAGGCCATGCCGGATGGCCACGCTGCGACTGTTCACCACTGCCCCCACGATGAAGCCGACGATGAAGCCGACGACGGACGAGAGTGCGACCGCCACGATGTACGCAAGGTCACCCACGGTCACCTCCGGATACTTTCTCCCGCTTTCGGTGTCGGCGGTTCAGGAGTAGCCCGCCCGGGATGTTTCAAGGCGAAACTTCCACCCACCAACGTCATGAAAACCCCGTAGATGTACGGGTCTGGCTTGTAGCTCGGTACAAAGAACTGCGCGCCGAAGTTGATCGCGAACACGATGCTGACCAGGATGACCACGCCGTTAGCGATCCTCGGGGGGATCATCGTCGCCCGCCTTCCGCGCGCCACTGGACGCGATGGACTGTCGCATCATGAGGATCACGCCATGTCGCGGTCGCGATCAGACCTGACCCACCCATCGGACCGTGAGCATGGTGAGCACACTCGTCAGGTTCGCTGCCTTCAGGGTTCCGCCCGTGGTGCTGGCCCACGTGGACCAGAACAACTTGTCGCCCGCGGCCATCACCCGCTCGCGGTGTGCGTCGAGCTCGATCGCGCCGCCCGCGGTGGCACCGTCCAGGTCGGACGCGATCGCCGCGGTGGTGACCGTGGTGGAGTTCAGCGTGATGTGCGCGGCGGCGCTGGCCGGGCTGGACAGTCCGGTGACGATGGCGTGGAAGTGCATCACGTAGCGCCCCGCCCATCCGGTGGGGATCTGGATCCACGACGCGGTGCCCGAGGTGGCCGAGAGGTTCGCCATGCCCATCGGGTCCGCGCCGCTCGGCACGTTCCACCCGTTCTGCGCGATGATATCGGTGTTCGTCTGCGTGACGTCCGAGGTCAGGCGCACCTCGCACGACGGCGGACCGGTGAGCATGGTCAGCGTGGTAACGATCGCGTCGAGTTCGTCCGCCGTGGGCGTGTCGCCTGGCGCATAGGTGCCCGGCAGCGTGGGATACGTCGGCATCAGGTGCTCCTGTTATCCGAGGATCGCGGACGACTCAAGTTGCCCGTACACCGCGTCTCCGAGCGCCCACCGGCGCGGCCCGTGCGTCGCCCGGATGGTCAGCGAGTCGCGCAGCTGTGAGCCGGTGAACGAGCGCGTGATGGCCGCGTGGAATCCGATCACCCGCTGGCCGTTGCCGCCGAGCAGGAGCAGGCACGGGTCGGCCACATCCCGGCGCGGGTCGCCCACCGTCTCGAACGTGTCGAATACGGGGATCTGCTGGGAGGCCCGGCGTAGCAGGAACATCGCGGTCGCGGTCACCGAGGCGAGATCCTGATACCAATCGCCACCGGCGAGGCTGAGCGGCAGCACCGCGCCCCCGTCGGCCGCCAGCGTCTCGGGCCAGGTGATCGTCGCGGTGTCGCCGGGCGGCTTCGCGAGGATCAATCCGGCGATCCGCAGCGCCGGCTGCGGATCGGTGTTCGCGCTGGAGATCAGCCGGAAGCGCCCCGGCAGCGCACCCGTGTCGCTGACCGCGATGCGCACCCGCTGGCCATCGTTCAGGCCCGACTGGTTCGAGGTGTCGACCATCAGTTGATTGGTCCACTCCTCGGTCTCCGTGCCGTCATAGACGAAGACGTAACCGCTGTCGACGCTGGAGAACCACGCGGGCAGTGTCGAGGTGAGGCCACCCTGCAGGGTGCCGGCGAGGCTCTGATACAGCCTCGGCACGGTGCCCGTCTCGATCGCGATCACCGTGGGATCAGTCGGGAAGATCCAGGTCGACGCACCGACCGGTACCGGCATGGTGTCCACCGCGGGCAGCGTCCAGGCCACCTGCCAGGACGCCTGCCCGGGCTGCGTGGTGATCGCCACGGTGTTCGCGTGGTCGGACTGGCTCTCGACGGTGCCGACGTCCACCGGCGAGGCCAGAGTGATCGTCTCGGGCGTCGCGCTGGATCGCGCGGTGACGCGGTTGCGCCAGTGCACCTGCCCGTACGCGTCGGTGCTGATCGAGGCGGACTCGGCCGAGCTGATGGCCTTCAGGTCGTCCCATGCGGTCGGGCCCGGCGGGGGCACGTAGCTGATCTCATTGAGCGAGCGATCCACTGTCGCCAGCGCCGTCACCGTCCGCTCGGGCACCGCGACCGGAGCGCCGGTCTCCTGCCAGGCCATCACGTCGGCCATCGGCAGCCCGCCGCGCCAGTGGATGCCTTCCTGCGGAAAGAACAACACGTTCAGCGCGGTCGCTGCCTCGCTGTTGCTCGAACCGCTGGCCGTGTAGCTGATCTGCGTCACACCATCCACGATGAGTTTGGCGGTCACCGTCGCGCCCGAGTGGTCCACCTGCGCCCATACGTGACGCCACGCGGTGCTCGGCGGCGTCCAGTCCGCTCTGTAGATGAGTGTTCCGCCGGTCTCCACCTGCAGCTGCAGCACCGAGCCGTTGCTGGCGATGCTGATGCGCTGCGCGTAGTAGTTGCCGCCGCTGATCACGAAGCCGAAGTAACAGCGCAGCACCGGCTGGCGAAGGGTCGCCGCGGGCGTCGGGTCGTAGCCGGCGACCGTCGGCCCGCAGTAGATCCAGGCGCTCATGCCCGTGGACCGACCGGCGATCAGTGGCTGCGTGTCGCGCCCCGTGTAGATCAGCGACCCGGGGTAGGTCAGGGCATCCGAGTTGCGGGCCTGACCGAACGGGCCATCGATCCAGTACGCCCCGTCGCCGCGACGCCCGGGGGAAATGTTGTAGGTGGACGGGAACAATTGGAAGTTGCCCCACGGGGCTTGACTTAGCTGTTTGCCGACGGCGGGCGCGAACGAGCCGGTCAGCGGCAGCCAGCACATCGCCAGCACGCCGGTGCTCGACATCCACGGCGGGCGCGGCCGGGTGAGCAGGCCAGCGGCGTTGAAAATCCCGTCGACCACGGCGCTCGCGAGCCCGCGCATGGCTTCGTCGCTGCCCATCCGCCCGGCCGCCGCGCCGTCCACCGCCCACGACGGGTAGTGCACCGGGCCGCGCAGGGTCGGCGGTATGTCGCTGCACACGAGGGTCACGGTGTTGCTGGAGCGCTGCACCGTCGGCTCGCCGATCGTGCCGGTGAACTGGCGCGTGGGGATCCAGCCCCGCGAGGTGGCGACGCTAATGGTCCAGCGCACCGGGGTGTCGAGCTTGCGCACGCCGTAGAGCGGACTGGCGGTGTTGTAGGGCGCGAACACTTCGGCCACCGGCATCCACTGCCCGGCGCTGATCACGTGGCCGTTCATGATCAGGGTGAGCGTGCGCGACGACGTGCCCGACTGCACCCGCATGGATCCGGGCGCACCGTCGGCCAGCTCCCACTGCATGGAGGGATTACCGACTGCCGCTGATACATCCGAGAGGGCGTGGCTGTAGCCGCCGTCGCGATTCCAGTCGATCTCTACCGTGCTGCGCAGTTGGCGGCGCTGGCCGGGCAGCAGGGCTGCGGCCAGCGCGGCGGCGTCGAGCGGGTCTGTCGGGATCAACACGGGGGCACCTGATGCCATACTGGTCGCGTGCTGACAAGAGGACCGGCGACCGCCCGCCGGGAGCATTCACCGATGAGTGTGCTCGACGCGCTGGCGCTGACCCTGCTGATCCTCGGCGCGATCGCGTGGCTCTGGACGGGGCAGTGGAGATTCATGCTCACCGGCGCGGGCCTGACGCTCGCGGCGCTGATGTTCTCCGCGGCGATGGAACGCCAGCGCATCACGCCTCCCGCAGAGTGATCGCGGAGTCGACGCGCGACAGTCCCGGATAGGTCTGCGTCATCGCGCTGGCCAGCACCACCGGGCAGCCGGTCCCCGGGCACCAGTCGGTGTTGTCCGGGTGCCAGAGTCCAGGCCCGACGGTGACCGTCCTGGCCGCACCGCTGGCAGCCACCAGGATCAAGCTGGCGGACACCTGACCAGCACTCGGGGTGAACGTATAGGTCAGCCACGCCCAGCCTGCCAGCGTCACGCTGGTGCCCAGCGCGGTACTGCCAGCGCTGCCTGCGACGTCGTAATACTGCACGCCGAGCTGTGCGTTCAGGGTGCCCTTGACCAGCAGGCCGACGGTGACCGTCTCGCCCGGGATCAGCGGGATCTTGCCGGTCGCGTCCACCCGCAGCGTGCACACGGTGGACACCGGGACCGACCATGCCACCCCGCCGTCGAGCAGGCCGAGATACGCCGCCGGGTAGTCGGTCACCGCGACGTAGGCGACGGTGCCCGCCGTGACCGTGTGCGCCGAAGTGTCCAGCGAGTAGGACCCGCCCGAGGCGCCTGAGCGGGTGAGCCGGTTCCCTGCCCGCGGGTCGATCACCCGCAGCGGCAGGCGTGAGAGTCCCTGAAACATCGCCTGCGCGGTTGCGAGCTCACCGGGCGTGAGGCACACCCAGGACAGTTGCCAGGTGCGCCGATGGCCCATCATGTCCAGCGTCCCCGTGCCGTCGAGGCTGGCCGTCATCCCGCCTATCAGGTCATCGTTCGCCCCGGTGGGCGTGGTCAGCGCGATCAGCGGGAGCTGTCGCAGGTAGCCGAGCGGACCGAGGTAGAAATACCGCAGGTCGGCGTCGGTCAGCACGCTCGCGGTGGTCATCGTGTCGCCGCCCAACTGTTCGCGTTGTTCGTGACCAGAGCCAGGTCGCGCCCGCTGACCTTCCACTGCGCCTGCTGTAGCGCCGTGGTCATCGCGGCCTGGATCGCCTGCGCGGTCGGGAACTGCGGCAGGCCTGCGCCGATGCCGGTGACGTCGGCGGTGCCGGTGAGGCTGACCGGCGAGAGCAATCCCGAGATATCGACGTTGCCCGCCTGCGCGGCGACCTGCGCGAACACCTGGCGCAACAGCGGCAGGATCTCGGTCATCCGACCCTGAAGGCCCTGCAAGAAACCTTCCACGGTGTTCGAGCCGATATCCGCGAACACGGTGGACGGGCTGGAGATGCCGAGCACGCGTTTAGCCGCGTCCCACGCCTCCTGCGCCATCCGGGCAGCGGCCTGCGCGGCGCTGGAGATCGCGCCCTCGATACCGCGCACGAAGCCCGCGACCGCATCGGCACCGGACTGCAGCATCCGGCCGCCGAGGTCGCCGAGGGCACCGATGATCCGGCCGGGCAGGTCGGCAAAAAAGTTCAGGACGTCCCCGATCTTGCCTTCCAGTCCGATGAGGAGCCCGGCTCCGATGTTCTGCCCGAGGTCGATAAACCACTGTGCCGGGCTGGCGATGCCGAAGAATGAGGCCAGCGCCTTCGCCGCGTCAATGGTCGGCTTCGTGAACTTGTCGTAAAAGAAATTCTGGATCGCGTCGAGGTACTTGTTCAGCGTCTCGATCCCCTTGATCAGCCCCTCGATCGCTCCGCTGATATCGATCATGATGGACACCAGTCCGGCGAGTGCGCCGATCAGGTCGGGGATCCCGCCCGAGGACACCCAGTCGATGAATTTCTGCGCGAGCGCTCCGATAGCATCGCCGATCGCCTGCCACTTGTCGGGCGGAATGGCCAGCAGTACATTACCGAGCCGTTCGAGCATACTGGCGAACGCGCCACCCAGTGACTTCCAGTCAACGCCCTCGATCAGGTGGCTGATATCGCGAAAGAACGCGGTGAACCCCGGACCGGCCGCGGTGAAGAATTCCAGCGACCCGCGCGCCAGCTGGACAATGAGGTCAACTATGGACAGGAGTACGTCCTTCACCTGCACCATCGCCGGTGCCAGGGCGTTGTCGTTCGCTAGTTCGTTGAACAGGTCGCCGACGCGGAGCAACGCGCCGCCGACGATATCCCCCCAGATCCGGTACAGATCCTGCGTCGCCAGTATGTTCAGGATCGCGTTAAAGGCGGACACGGCGCCCTCGCGCACGTGGTCCAGGAACAGTTGCACGCCTCCTAGTGCCGTCTCGATCTTCTGGGTGCCCTCCACCGTGTTGATCACGTTCGCGAGGTCGCGAGCAAAGAACGACAGTTCCGAGACGATGCCGACCAGCCCGATATTGACGGCCTTGATCACGCCCTGCAACGAATCGAACACGGGCCGGAAATCGTTGGCGAACGCGGTGTTCACCGCCACCTTCAGGTCATCGAACGGCTTCACCAGATTGACGGCCGCCGTTTTCAGGCCGTCCATGCCGAGGGTGAACAGGAGCATCGGCGCACCGATGCTGAGCAGTAATGGCGGCACCGAGCCGATGATCGCGACCAGCGCGCCGACCGCCGACACGGCAGCGCCCGCGCCGAGGGTGATCGCGGCTGCCATCAGCGGCGCTTTCAATGCCATCAGTCCCACCGATGCGGCAGTGCTGGCGATCGATCCGCCGAGTGAGGACATGGCAGGCTGTAGTCCGTTCGCGGACAGGCCGATCAGATTCTTGATCATGCCGCCAGCGCCGTTGCCCGATCCGGTCAGCCCCTTGAACGTGTCATCGACGCCTTTGGCAACGTTGATCAGATCCTTGAACGCGGAGCTGAGCTTGCCCAGCGCCGACGTGTCGGTGTCGACCTTGACGTTCGCGGTGACACCGGCGCTGGCCAACTTGACCATCTCGGCCAGCTTGCGCCGGTACTCCACCGCGTCCCCCGGCTCGGTAGGCACCTGGATTTTCAGCGTGTCCTGAATTTCCTTGATCTGCGCACTCACCTTCGTGCGCAGCGCCTCACCGTCGGCGTTCAGCGGGATGTTGGCCGCTTTCTTCTCCACCTCACTGACCGCATCGGACACCTGTTTTTTGAACGCGACGTCGAGCGCGTTGATCGGCACGTCGGCCGCGGGCATGTTCTTTGTCTGGCCGGCGAACTTGTCTTTGAACCCCTTGCCGGCGGCGTCTCCCGCCACCTCGGCGTCCGCGGTCAGCTGCGGGCCGGACTGCTTGATCGCGTCCTGCAGCGCACCCTTACTGCCGTGGTCGGCCGCGTCGGCGAACGCCGAGCCGGCCAGCGCACCGGAGCGGGCCGCGTCGTCCTCCGCGCCCGCACTGTCCACCTGGATGCGTACCGCGGCCTCGCTGATGATGACTTCGGCCATCACGCACCGCCGAGCAGGGGAGCGGTGGCGGCCTGCTGCTCAGGCGAGAGCCCCCACGAAGCGCGGTCCACTATCCCGGCGCGCGCCTCGGCGACCGCGACCGCCACGTCCAGGGACCGGCGTTTCTCGGCCAGCGCTTCCTGCGGGGTGTCCATCAGGATCACCTCCAGCACGTCGAGCGCGGTCACCAGCGACGTCGCGTCGCGGATGCCTGCGATCCAGAGACGCCCGCGCAGGTACGGGCCGATGGCGCGATCCGAGGTGAGGGACAGGACGCCCATCACCTCGACGTAGGGCGTCCACCTGCCGCCTCGCGGAACAGGTCGCGGTACATCGCGGTGATCACCTTGTCGCTGATGGTCGCGCCGTCGTCGTCGTCCATCAGGTACGCCCATCGTCGGCGCGAGGATCCCTCGGCGAACGACGGCGCGGCCTCGCCCTCGGCGGGCACGTGGTTAACGGACACGCCGTCGTCATCGACCAGGCACCGGCGGATCAGGCGGTTCATCGCCCGGACCTGGCGCATGGTGTCGCCAGCGGTGGCCATCTCGATCGTCGCCTTGTAGTCGATGGCGGGCAGCGCGAGGAACTGGTGATCCTCGGGCACGCCGTCACGACGGAATACGGCGATGAACGGCACCCGGCTGGTGCGCGTGTCGCCGTCGTCGTCGTAGCGCTTGGGCGCCAGGATGGGCGCCGGTGCGTTCGCGGTCGTCATGCGTCCATGCTGGTCAGCGCAGGCGCGTGACCGCGACGCCACGTGAGTACGCGAGTCGTGTGACGGCATTGACTCGCCGATATGGCCGCTGTAACGTCAACAGTGGCGGGACCGATAAGCCAGTGTCACCGCAGAATTCCCGCCCGACGGGGCGCAGACGACATGGAGAGATCAATGTCCGGTCAACCGGCATACTTCGCGGCACTCGTTCCCGGGTGCCCCGTCATCGTGGACACCCCCGAGTTCCCCGCCCGTCGCGGAGTCGTCACCCGGGCGCTGACCTGGGACTGCGGGGAGGCGGTGTCAACCGTCGCGCTGGACTGCCGCCCGGACCGGCCCGAGGGCTTCGTGTTCACCGCCGAGTGCGTGTGGCCAATCGCCTCGCACACGCCCGCACTCACCGAGTCTGAGCTACGGCAGCGCGATATTGACAGCGCCGCCGACGCCATGATCAACGCCTGCGACCCGAATACGAAGCCGGGCTACTGGCGGATGTGCGCCGACCGGACCAGCGGCCGGACGTCCGATATCTACGCACGGTGCGCCGAGATCGCCGGTGCACGTGCCGAGCTGAGCACCCTCTAAGGCACCGCGCTGCGCTTCCTTGCCCCTAGACGGCGAAGCGCAGCGCGGCCTCCAAGAACCTATTAGGCCGCGTGCCCGGGTGGTTGACCTGTTTGGCGTACACCACACGACCGCCCGAGGTGAACCGCAGCCACCCGCCCGTCCGGCGTGGCCGGATGATGTGCGGGCGGGTGCCCTCCATGTGGTAGCCGAGATAGGGCGTGAGGCCCTGCACGCCCGCGATGACGTCGAGGTACTGCCCGCGCGAGTTGTCTCCCCGGTTCATGCGGATGGTGGAGAGCAGCAGGCCCGTGTCGACGCCGACGCCACGCCGGGCGTGGTCGAGTACGCGTCGACCACGCTTGTCGAGATCCTGACCGATCGCCCCGCGCTGGTCGTGGAACACCTTCCGTAGCGCCGCGGTGTCGACGGTCACGCTGGTCACGCTGGCGCTCATGCCGGGACCCATCTCCCGGCGCGGATAAACCCGTGATCCCCGCAAGCTCGACACAACAGAGACGGGGAGAGGGTCAGTGGCTCTCGGGACTCCACCTGCCAAGAGTTCGCCTTCGTGGCCATATAGGACTGCGCCTCGGGGATATCGAAGAACACGAACCCCGCAGCGCAGCGCCCCGATCCGTCGGGACGGTCGTGGTAGTCATGCAGGCCGATCGCGGTGCCGTTGGGATCGCGGACGTACTCGATGACGTGGCCGTGGCCGATATCGGCCTGCCCGTCGGCGCTCACTGCAGTGGTCCCGTGGTCACCGACAGCGTGCCCTCCACCGCGGCGTACCCGCCCGCCGGTCCGAGCGTGGCCATGTCGCCTGCCTGCGCCGCGCCGAACGTCCGCAGTGCACCTGCGCGCCCGCACAACTCCACCAGCGCCTGCGAGAGCAGGCCCGCGTCCCGCATCAGCGCCAGGCCAGCCACGGTGACGTCCCGCGCGGTCGGCGGGGTGGTCGGGTCCTCCGAGACGGGCACCCGGCGCACGATCTGCACCACGATCACCACATGCGGCACGGTCACCGAGGACAGGACATGGCCGGTCGGCTGCGGGACCGACCCGAGGCCCGGTGCTGCGCCCCACAGAATGCCGCCGAGGGTCACCGTCACCTGCTCACAGTCCCATGCCTGCGTGCGGGCGTCGCCTGACGCGATGATCCGACGGTCGGGCAGCCGGTCCGATGCGGTGGCGCCGTAGTGGGCCTCCACCGCTGCCAGGGTCGCCTGCGCAACGGCAGCGACGTCCACCGCCTGCCCTGCCGCCACGTCAGGACGCCGCCCTGATGCGCTCGATCAGCTCCGCTCGGCCGCCCCGGATGGCCAGGCCGCGATCGCGGGCCACCTCGATCAGGTCCACCCGTCGCAGAGTGTCCAGGTCATCCCCCGCCAGGCCCGACGGCTCGGCCACCAGGACGTGCGGGGAGTACGGGTCATCGGGGCGTTCCTGCATCACGGTCTCCTGACGGGGAGGCGATCGGGCGACCAGGACAGGGCATTACGCCGCTGGTGCGACGGGTTGACGCTGGTGATCCACATGTCGACGCTCGCTATGCCCGTCAAGCCGTCGTCCAAGAATTTCAGGTCATCGAGCACGGCGAAGCTCACCCCCTGCCGCGTCACCGACTGGACGCGCTGCGGGAGCTGGCAGCCCTTGCCCGCCATCCATCGGCCGATCTCGCTGGCCAGGGTGATCGTCGCGAGCTCACCGGGAGCGGGGCGCGGCTTGCCATACGAATACGTGATATCCGTATCGCGGTGCCAGCCGAACCGATCGAGGCGAGCCAGCCAGTTGCCGTGTAGCTCCCAGTCGTCCAGCGCCTCACCGTTCAGCGTCACGGCGGTCACGGCGGTCACGTCGTCACGGGGCAGGCGCAGCGCACGGGGGATCTCGTCGCGGTACAGCCGAGCACCGCGCAGGCCGGTGTTGTAGCCGTACCCGTAGCCGACGGCCGACGTCGCGAGGTAGCCGCCCCACGGCACGCACGGCAGGCCGTACACCTGCACCGTCTCGCTGATCGAGACGTTGCGCCAGCGCCGCCCGGTGGCCGACCAGAGCACATCCGAGGCGGTGGCGAGAATCGAGCACCAGAGCGCGTCGCCATGCAGCTCTCGCACGTCGTCGGCCAGGGCGTCTACCTGCGCCCACGCGCCGCATACGTCGCCGGTCAGCGGGGGATCGGCCGGGGTTGCGTCGCCCATAGCGGTGATCTTAGGCGTCGGCCAGCACGGTGACGAAGCCCGGCGACGTGGTGGGATCGGCGGCGACCCGGCAGAACTGCCACACGCGGTCCGTGCCAAACGCAATGTCATTCAGCGGGCCATCCCCGAAGCCCGAGTTCTGCGTACAGGTCCCGCCGAACTCGGGCGTACCGGCCGCCGCCGCGCCGAGGGTCATCGCGCTGGAGAGCTGCATGTGGCAGCGGGGGAACACCCATTGGAAGTACGGCAGCACGGTGGCCGGCGCGTTGTTCTCTATGGCGCTGGTCCATATCTCGATGGCCACGCCGTTCGGAGTCGCGTCGGTGTTGACCTGCGGTGCCCGGTAGCCGATCGCCATGCCGCCCGTGCCCGGGGTAGTGGTGGTGATCGCCGCCGCCGGTGAACTGCCGCCGGTGAAGCTGCCCGTCACGGTGACCGCGGGGACGTCGGTCCCGGCGTACTGGCCGCCGAAGGTCAGCGTTACCGCGATGGCGGGCAGCGCGCCTCCCGTGGCGGTCACGTCGCCCGGGTCGATGTTGCTCAGCGCCTCCAGTGCCGCCTGCACCGTGGCTGCGGTGGCGTTGTAGGCGATGGCCGAGGTGGTCTGCCCGGAGAACGTGAGCGTGAACGTGCCGCCCGTCGGCGTGCCGGTGATCGCCAGGGACTGCACCTCGTTAGTCGACCCGACGCCGCCGATCACGACCGCGCCGCCGATCAGGAAGGCCATGATGTTCGGATCCGGGGTGCAGACGGACATTTTCGCGATGCTGCCGCTGACCAGGGTGTCCGGCGCCTGGTATGAGACACACACCGCGCCTTTGCCGTTCAGCTGCTCGACGGCCTTATTCGCGGTGAAGGTCAGGCCGACATCCAACGTGACCAGGGCGTCCGTCACGTAGCAGTTGTTCGCGCCCACCAGTGGCGCCCCGCTGGCGTCCAGCTTCGTGAAGCGGCAGCCCCGCGCGAACAGGGTGCCGGATCCGTCATAGGCGGGCATCGCTCACTCCCTCGTGATCTCGGTGGCGAAGTGCACGCACGGGTCGAACGTCGCCGCGATCACCCGGTTTGCCCACACGGTCATCGTGTTCGTCGCGCGGTCCACTGTCTGGACCGGCACGTCCTCGATCTCTATGCCGGTCATCCGGACCGACACGAGTGACGTCGCGTAGGCCCATACCGTCGCGCCCGGGTCCTGCCCGGCGGGCCCGCTGCCCGGATATCCCGCGTCGGCGATGACGTAGGAGCCGTTCATGGTCAGCAGGTCGTTACCGATCATCCTGATCTGCCCGAGTCCGAACAACGGCAGGACGTCCGGAGGGATGTGCAGCATCACCCGCTGGCCCATTCCGGCGTCCAGTGCGGCCTGCTCCAGCAGGCCGAGGGCCACCGCCGGCGAGGTACCGCCCGACCCGACCACCGAGGCGGCGCCCGAGGCGAGATACGGGTTAGTGCCCGTGCCGCCGAAGGGAGTCGCGTAGTTCGCCTCGGCCTGCGCCGCGGTTCCGCTCCACAGTTCGCGTGCGATCACGTACGGAGTGGCCGCGTCGACCACGCGCAGCATCCGCTCGGAGTCCACGCCGCCGCCCATCGTGGTGCACGCGACTGCGAAGCGGACCGCAGGCGGGCGGTAGTAGACAGCGCCCGTGGTGTCCGCGTCGTGGGTGTCCGGGTCGGCGTCCGAGCAGTACGGAATCAACTGGTAGGTGATCCCGCAGCGCTCCGGTATCCACGCCATGCCCGCCGTCCAGCGCGTGTCCGGATCCTGCGGGCGCACCGCGGACGCCACCAGCCCGAGGGCTGGAGGCGCCGCGAGGACACCGGGAACCGTGGAGAACATGTCAGCCGCTGGTCACACTGACGGTGCCCGCGCTCATGCCGCTCGGCCCGGCCGGTATCACGACGCGCAGGGACTCGATACCGCGATCGGCCACGCCCTCGAACGTCTCGAAGAACTGGCGATACCGGTTGCGGGCGTTGAGCTGCGAGTCACGCACCACGCCGAGATCCAACGTGCCGCCGTCCAGGAAGAGCTTTGTCCCGGTGACGAACAGCGCCGTGTCGACGCTGGTCGGGAACTGCGGAACCGTGGCGCCCGCGCTCACATTGTCGTAGACCTGCTCCGGGATGCTGATGCTGTTGACCGTGGCCGTCGTGGACGGCGCCGTGGTCGTCGTCACCGCCACCGCGGGCGAGGATCCACCGGTGAAGCTCCCCGCCGCGGTCATCAGCGCCGCGTCGACACCGAAGCCGATGCTGAACTGCACCGTGACGCTGGTGCCCGGTAGCGGTCCGCCCGCAGCGGTGATGTTGTCCACCGTGAGGTTGCTCAGCGCCTGCAATGCCGCACTGACCTGCGCTGCGGTGGCGTTGTACGGGATCGCAGCGGTGGTCTGGCCGCTGTAGGTCAGCGTGAACGTGCCGCCCGTCGGCGTGCCGGTGATGGCGATCGTCTGGATCTCGTTTGTGCCGCCGATCCCGCCATCCAGGTGCCATGCGGGCGTCACGCCGCGGGCGCTCAGCCACGTGTCGATCATCTGCTCGGACACCGCCAGTGCGCTCTGCCAGTCCGCCGCCGCCATCTGGTAGGCGAGGTCGGCGCGGAACATGTTGCGGACCCATGCCGGGACGATCCAGGTCAGCGAGACCGACTCATCGATGCGGTGCCGGTTGCGGTAGTAGGCCAGGATCTTGTCGAGGCCGACCAGCACGTGACGCACCGCGCCGACCTGCTGCGCGCCCACCGTGACAATCTTGCTGGTCGCATAGATCGCCGCGAGTAGTTGATTCTCGGCGAGACGGGTATGGGCGATCACGCCGGAACGCACGTTCGCCGCCGTTGATTCCGGGTCGTAGCGCGCGGTGATGTTGGAGAACTCCAGGCACTGGTAAATGGCCTGGATCTGCGCGGTCTGCAGTCCGGGGCAGGGCACCTCGAAACACGCCTTGCTCGGATCGGTGACGCCGATACCCGCCTCTGCGTCGTCGGTCAGCGTCCACACGCCCACCCCGTTCACCGCTGCGGCAGCCGAGGTATTCGGGCGGTACTGGATCGCACCGCGCTCCACCATGAACGGGGTGAGGGCCGCACGGATCGGGCGGGACGATGACCCGATCACCTCAATGTCGTAGAGGGTCTGCGGCGGGGCGCAGAGTCCACCGGCGGCCACCAGTGCCTCGGCGCTGGTCACCGCCTCGATCTTCCGGTGGTTCGCATCGAAACTGGCGTCATTGCTCAGCCGGTGCGCCTCGGGATACTGACGCGTCACCCGGGCGACGTGGATGCGCTCACCGTCGGCGGCGCGACTCTTCGTCAAGGTGGAGATGCGCTCGGCCATCGCGCGGGCCAGTCCGCCGAGGTCGGGGATGGCGTCGCCCGCAGCGAAGCTCGCGGTACCGCCTGCCGCGGTGGTGCTGGCCACGATCGCCAGCGCGGGATCGGGCGCGGGAGCGGCCCGCCCGATCGATCCACTCGGCGCACGGCGGCCCGAGGCGGCTACGGCTGCAGGCTGCGCGGCCGGTGCTGTCGACCCGGGGTCAGGCACCCCGGGCGTGGGCGCCGGTGCGTCCGGTGACGGCGCCTCGCCCGGGGTGCGCGTGCCCGGCTCGGCCGGGTCCTCAGTCTCGGTGATCTCACCCTCGGAAGGCTCCGGTGTCGGCTCGGTGAGCTCGGACAGCAGGCCCTCGCGTTCGGTCGCCTCGGCGGCCCGGCTGGTCTGCAGCTCCACCACGGCGGCGCGGGCGTCGCGCAGGGTGCGCAGGTCATCGAGCGCCATCGCGGAGGTGTCGCCACGGGCCTGCTCGGTGATGGCCGCGCGTGCCTCGGCCAGCTGCGCGTCGGTCACCGACGTCGGGTCGGCACCGTCGCCGCGCAGGCGGGACAGAAGTTCGCGGATCTGCTCGATAGACATGGCGGCCTCTCGGTCAGGCAGGATCGACACCGGGGCCGCCGGCTACGCCGTTACCGCTGACCGCCTGGCCGGTGCGCTATGCGCGTCGTCGTGCGGGCGCGATACCCCTTCATTGCGCCGAACGGTAGGCGCCGCGCAATCCGCGCAATGCGCACACGCGTGTCACGTCGCGTGGGACTGGGCTTTCTTGCGCTCCCAGTCGGCCACCGCTGCGCACGCCTCGGCCTTAGACCCGGCGTTCACCTGCTGCAGGCCCGGGAAATTCAGGTCACCGGTGGCACACATTCGCTTGGCGGCGTTGACCGCGACTGCGATCGACCGCGACTGGTCCATGCCCTTCGCGCGCAGGTGGTCAGAGATCCGCTTGATGTACTGCGGAAGGCCACCGGTCTGCTGTACCCAATTCTGCGCCGCGGTCAGCACATCGGCGGATGCGGTCAGGCCCTCCAGATCGTCGGCGACGAGATCGGCCATCAGCTCCAGCCGCTCGGCGGTGTCGTCCTCCAGCAGTGCCGCGGTCAGTGCCTCGCGCTCGGCACGGTCGGCGTCGCGCCGGTCCAGGCGGGCCACCACCGCCTCGGCGATCGAGTCCTGGTCCAACACCGGGGCCGGTGCCATCGCGCCCGCGGCGACCAGCGCCACCGGCTCGCCGGCCGAGGCGACACGGCTGCGGGGGATCGGGAACCCGGGCGTCGGCACGGACAGCGCTGCGACCAGTTCCAAGCCTGCGCCGATGCGCCGCCAGTCACCGGAGAGTCCGCACGCGCGCAGTTTGTGCAGCCGCAATTCATCCAGGCCCGGCACCGTCGCACCCGCCACCCATATGCCGTGCGCGTCCTCGCCCGCGCACACGTCGGCCGCCAACGACCCGGTGTTGTCATAGTGGGCCGAGGCCGCGCGGGCGTCGGCGGTCATCTCGGCGTGGCCGGTGTCGAGCGTGATGTGGCCCGTGGCGATCGGGCGCTGTTCCTCGCCATCCGCCGTGAGCCGGGAGCCCGTGTGGAAGTAGGCGTAGTCGGCAGCCGAGCGCGGCGGCTTGATCCGCTTGCCCGGGAATCCGATGTGATCGCTCTGCCAGGTCGCGAGATGGCCGTACACCCGCCCATCGTCGGCCACGGTCAGCGGCGTCGGTCCGTCCAGCCCTGGATCGCGGAACCACTCGATGGGGACCGCCTCGGGAGCGGTGGCGGCAGCGGTCAGCGACCCGTCAGGGTTCCACGTGTCCGGGATGAGATCAGTCCAGCCCTTGCGCTTGGCCACACTCATCAGCCACTTGCGCACCTTGTCGCCGGGCAGGTCGCTGTTCCCCGCGAGGCCACACGCCTTACTGAACTGGTCGCGCGTCTTCACGGGGAACTTGTCGGTTCCCGGGTAGGTGTCGCCAGCGTCCTGCGCGTTGCTGCGTTGCTTCGCGGACACCGCGGCGGCGAGGTTGTCCGCGCCGTCGCCCTGGTCTGCCTCGCCGGTCAGTGGCATGTCGGTCACCTGATCACCCATCGCTACGCGCATCTTGTCGAACGTCACCGGACCCGTGAAGCTCAGGCCCGACGGATCGATGCCCTCGCCTGCCGTCACGTGCGGCACGAACGGCTCATGCTGATCGGCCGAGGCCAGCGGTGCCAGCGCGTCGCGTGCATCCGAGAGGCCGGGTGCATCGCCGATCAAGTACACCGCGCACGGTGGCCGGTCCTGGTAGCCGTCCGGGTTGAAACCGGCGTGAGCGAACGCACGGCCCTGCACCGGCGACATGGCGCTGGCCATCTGCTGCGCGGAGTCGACCACCTGCTGTTGCTGGTCGTCGTCCCAATCGGTCACGTCGTCGCCGAGGTAGACCAGCGTCAGATGCAGGTCACCGGGATCGAGTCCGCCATCGACCGCCATCTGCTGCGCGTGGTCATCGGAGGGGACGAGTGCGACCATCCCGCCCGTGTTCTGCTGATCGGCCATTACGCCGCCCTCTCGATCACGGCGCGAGTGAGCCGGTCCCGCACCTCCACCTGACGCTGCGCCGAGGTGCCCTGTCGGCCCGCCGCAGTATCCGACTCCGCTAGTGCCCGCTGCAGCGGATCCGTCGGCTCGCGCAGCCGTGACAGATCCGCGCCCGCCTCGGGCACCGCGACGATGGGTGAGGTGCTGCACCTGCACCCCAGATGGTCACCGGGATGCAGGAATGGACCGACCCACGCCGCCCGGAGGTCCGGGCGGAGCTTCGGGTCAGTGAACGTCGTGAACCGCGCCTGGTCCAGCGCGAGATGCGGAGGAAACGTGTTACGCGACCGCTCCGGGTGGTACTGCCACTCGTGGCCCAGCAGGAGCGCGCCCTGGCTCTCCAGCGCGTCCGTGATCACCGGACCGGTGCCGAGTCCGCCCTGATCGCCGGGCTGACCACCGCCTGCCATGCGCACCGCGGCCATCACCTCGGACGGACTGACCAGGGTGTCGAACTGCTCACCGCGCTGATCCGGCAGCGGCGCCAGCGGGTCGGCACGGAACAGCGCGCGCTCGGCGGCGCTGGTCATCGACTCCACTAGCGCGGACACCGCGGCGTCACGGTGAGGCTCCAGGAGCGTCGTCACCTGCTCGAACACCTCACGCCCACGGGGGCTGCGCCGGTCCAGTTTCAGCAGACGCAGCGTCACCCGCGCGGCCTGCTCGGCGGCGTCGGCCAGCCAGCGACTCACCTGCGATTTCAGCCGGTCATAGGTCTCCGCGAGCAGATCCGGCAGCGACGCGTAGGCCAGTAGGGTCTCAGCGCCGAGGGCAGCGGCGACGCGCACCGTGTCCACCTCGGCGACCTTCGCCGCCAGCGTCTTGTCCTTGCGCACCGCGTTGCGCGCCCGTCCGCCCGCGCGCTCGATCACCCGCGCGATCGCCGCATCCGCCGCGGTGACGATGCGTTCCACCAGCGCGGCGTCGATGGCTGCCAGTTCGCGGGCGGTGTCGACGTCGACCGTCCAGCCCTCCAGCGGATCCGGCGGGCCCGACGCCACCACCTGCGCGGCCTGCGTCGCGGGTATCGGCTGATCCGGCACGCGCTGGCCGGGCGCGGCAGGGTTTGCATTGCCGGACGGCGGTGTGTTCTGCCCGCCGACGCCGAGCTGGCCGGGGTTAGGCTTCGCGGCCATGCCGATACTGATCCTCAGCGCCTGCTGCAGCACCGCGTCGGTCATGTCCATGCCTTCCAGCGCGGCAATCAACGGCACCGCCTCGGGCGTGAGGCGTCCCTTCGCCAGCAGGCGGGCAAGGTGCTGATGGCCGTCGGGGGCGTCGTCGGCGTCGAAACCCAGCGCCTCGCGCAGGGCTTCGTCGGTGATCGCGTCGCGGTCCCATGCGTCCTTAGCGTCGGCGCTGCGGTCCGGATTCTCCACCAGATCGGAGACGTCGTTCGCGACGATCACCCGACGGACCTGCTCCGGATCGTGGCCGAGAGCGAGCAGCGCGGGGCGAAGGAAGGCCTTCGTCAGGCAGGACGCGACAATGGCCGAGGTCGGCTCTACCTGCTGGCGAACATCTTTCGCCTCGATAAGCCAGGCGGTCCAGTGATTGGACGCGCCCATGCCCTGCACCTGCTCAGGCTGGATATCCAGGCCCTTCAGCATCCGCAGCACCGCACCGGACAATCGCGCCTCCAGCTTGGAGGCGTCGTCACGCTGCAGCACGACCTGGCGCACTTCTTTCAGGTGCTCGGCCGGGCCGCGCAGGATCAGGGGAACCACCGCGCCCGCGTCGCCCTCGTTGCGGATCGGCGCGATCATGTCCTGGGTGAAGTCGTTCAAAAAGTCGTCATCCAACGCCGCGAAGGTGGCCTCTGCCTCTTCGTCACCGCGCGGGCGCAACAGGGACAACTCGTCGGGGATCAACAGCACGCCGTTCGCCGCGATGCGTGAGCGGCTGGCAGCGCGCATCTCCCGGCCGGTGAGGACGATCTCCTCCAGCACGTCGAGCATGGCGCGCAGCGGCCCGTCGGCCAACTGCCCCCATCGCGGGTGACGCACCCAGCACCGCAACAGCTCTTCATCCTGGCCGATCATCCGCTGGCCGGACAGGGCGTTGTTCGGCAGCTCCGAGAGCATCACCTGATCGCCTGCGGAGGTGATCTCGCTGATACTGCGCACCGTCCACAGTTCGTCGCTGCGACCCTGCGGCTCCCCGTGAACCCAGCACTCGCCGGCCGTCTCGATGTTCTCCGTGAGCGCGGCGATAAACCCGTCCGGGCCGTCGTCCATCGGCAGGCGTGACAGGTTCGCCACCGCGTCGGCGGCTAGCTGCGTGTCCAGGTCGTGATCGGTGCCGGACAGTTCGGCCGGGCCTTCGGGGTAGTCGCGCAACTCGGCCGCAAAAAAGCGCACGCGGGTCACGCTGCGGGCCAGCAGGCGTTGCGCGTAACGAAGCTCCCCGATCATGTCGCGGTAGTCCCACGCGTCGGCCTGCCACTGCTGGCGCAGCACCGCGATCCGGTTACCGGCGTCTCTCTTCGTCAGGTCCCACCGCTGGCCATCGGCGCGAAGCACGCGGGTACCACGCTGCGCACGCCAGAACGGGGAGAGGTCAGGCTGTTCGCGTGCGGCGCTCGGCGCGGAGCGGATCAGGAGGTGATCCAGCAGGGCCACCCGCGCCTCCTATCGATCCACCCACTCGGACAGCAGGCCAGTCACCGCCGAGAGGGCCAGCGCGGCGGCCGCCCACGGCCAGAGTCCCGGCGCGAGGGCGTGCACCGCGAGCACGGAGCACGCGATCCAGAAACCGATGCACCACGGGCACTCGATCAGATCTGCCCACGCGCTGCCCTGCCAGCGATCCAGGGCAGCATCCCGCAGGCGAGCGAAGCCGGGCAGCGAGTCGCGTGTGATCAGGCGGGTCAGCCGGAAGGCGGCCAGGGCGTCGAGCGCGAGCCACCAGGGCGTGAACCACTCAGGCACGGACCATCTCAGACCTTGCCCACAGTGGGCCTGCCCAGCGGCCGAGCTGCCCGCAGCGGCAGCCGGTGCCGAGGGTCACCACCGCGAGGCCCAGCGCGGTGCGCACCTCGAAACCACGGCGGGCGGCATGGTCGTCACGGGGCAGCGTCACGGCTGCCCAGTCCACGCCCGCGTGCCAGTGCGCGTCCTCGGACGGACTCTTGTAGACGTACAGGCCAGCGTCGCCGGCCAGCACGTAGCAGCGGCGCCACGGTTCGCGATACTCGGGCAGCACTACCGAGGCGGGGAACCACCGGCCGCGCACGGTGTTCATCGTGGCTGGTCCCATCGATGCAGGGCGTCCACCATGCCCAACTCGGGCACGACGGTATCGCTGAACTGTCCGGTGGTCGCGTGCGAGGCAACCCGGACATAGCACCACATGACCAGTTCGCGGGGCAGTCGCCAGGCGATCGCCATCAGCAGGGCCTCGCGGCGCTTGCGGATGTGGTATTTCCGCTCGATCCACAGAACGCGCAACTGATTCACGCTCACCCCCATGTCACCATCGTCAGGCCGGTCACGACCATCAGCACGCCCGAGGCCGCGAACAGTCCCGTCGCCGCGAGCACCAGCGCGACACCGCTGCGCGGGTGGCGCATCGCGGTGACAGCGGCGACGCCGAGCAAGGCAAGCCCGGCAGCCACCGCCACCGCGTTCACAGTCCAGCCGCCTGCCGGATCAGGTTCGGCAGATCCGACGGGTAGGTGCTCACTTCGTCGTACAGCGCCGCGAACGTCGCCGGGCGTACGGCGTCGAACGTGCCATCGACACCGCACACCACCCAGTCACCCGGGTACACCGGCGTCACGCCGCCCGCGCGGCTGATCTGCAGGTGCTCACCGTGCACACACGCCGGGTCGCAGTAACGCGCCTCGCCACCATGCGACCCGATCCAGCGCAGCACCGGCTCGGCAGCCGACGCCGACCCGGGCCACATCACTGCCTCCACGTCGACCGGCCGCGCCGTGTACGTCCGCACTCGCACGTCGATCATGTTGACCCCACCTCTCCACCGAGCAGTCCGCGCTTATCCACCGGGTCCGGCCGAGCCGTCAGCCCGAGGCGCATACGGCGCTGCATCACACTCTGTACGGTAGCGGTTTCTTCGCGGTAAACGTTGCCCCCTGGCGCTCGCCAGCGTCCGTCGCTGGTCAGGCGCCACTCGCGCGGGTCGTACACGTCGCAGCGCTCGGTGGACCGGCGACGCGGCTTGGACGGGCGCCGGATCATCTCTTCCGCGTCGTACTCGTGGCCGCGCCAGCGCGAGTAGGCGGCCACCTGCGCCTCGGTGAACGCCAGCGCGATCGCCCGCGCGAGTTCGTGCGGCGTGCGCACCGCGACCGACCAGCCCGAGGCGGTCAGCGTGGTCAGGCGCAGCATGCCGGGCTGCGGCTCCTCCACACGCAGGATCACCTGACGGACCTGGCGCGGCGACGACGCCGGGCCGTGCAGGGCACCCGTCGATCGCGGGATCTGCGCGGTCACCGTCGTACGCCCACGTGCCACGCACCGCAGGTCCGGCAGTGGCGGATCGGGCGCCGCGCCTCACCCGTGCGACGACGGATCCGCTGGAGGCGGGCGCTGCCCGTGGCCACCTTCCACGCCTCGTATGCGGTCAGCGGCCTGCGCTGGCATCGGTCCCTCATCGCGTCGTACTCCTCGTGATCGCGGCGCCACGGGGAGAGCGCGGCGGCTTCGTGGAACGCGTCGGCATCGTTCCCACCGGGCGCTCCAATGAGGCCGGGCCGGTGCCGGTCAGTTGCATCACGAGGTGCACGGCGGTGTCCATCCGGTCAGGGCTGGACTGGCCCACCTGCCACGTCGCCATCTGATGTTCGAGCGCGGTCAGGTGCCCGATGTGCGAGATCCGCCGCTGTTCGTAGAGCGGCGCGGCCAGCTGCGCCCGGAGTTCCTTTGTGCCCTTCGCGGTCACACGCCGGATGATCGGGCCGGTGTCCGGGTAGGTGTCGAGCGTGACGCCGACCAGCGGCCAGAGCTCGATCAGTTCCGCGCGGACCTCGGCCACCGTGTCGAGCGGATCGGTCGGGTGCGTGAGCTCGGCAGCGGCAGCGGCGATCACGGTGGCGGACGGGGAGCCGTCCGGATCGTCACCGAACTGCTCGGCGAGGCGGCGCAGGATGGTGGCCTGCTGGCGCAGCGAACGCCAACCGTGGCGCGTGCTGCGATCCAGGCCAGACAGCGACTGCTCATACGCCAGCGACCCGGCGCGGTGGCGGACCACGGCCAGTAGTGCCACCCGGATCCAGCGCGCCGCGGTGTAGTGCCCCGAGTAGTCGGGCCCGACGTACACCCGCCGCGCCGCGTCCATCGAGCCGACCAACACGCCCGCCTCATCGCCATCGCCCGAGTTGTCCGCCGGGTCGACCATCACCAGCACGGGACCCGGTGGGCGGACGTCCACGCGGTCACGGGCGAACCACGCACGACGGAAGATGCCGCCCTCGGGCGCGGCAGGCGCACCTTGATACATCGCCTGAAACTCGCGCTCGCCGACGTCGCGGCGGGTATCGAGCCAGTCCTGCACGGTGCGACCGCGCGCCGATTCCAGCCACTCGCCCACCGGGCGGGCCAGCGCGTCGGGCGCATGACCGTCGGCGAGCGCGGGGATGTTCACCAGCGGCCAGCCCTCGGCGACCCGGCGCCCGGCCAGGTCGTCCTCGGTCCATCGGGTCTGCACGACGATCACCCACGCGTCGGGAGCGAGACGGGTCCGGGCGACCGACTGCCACCAGTCATGCATCGCGGACAGCATCGCCTCGGAGTCCGCTTCCTGACGGCCGGCCAGCGGGTCATCGATGATCAGGCCATCGGCGGGCCTACCGGTCAGGCCGCCACCGATGCCGACCGTGAACACGCTGCCCTCGTGGCCTGCCAGCTGCCAGTCGGATGCGTCGGCGTGATCCAAGGCGACCGTGATCCCCCAGTCGCGGGCGTGCGTCTTGACGAACGAGCGCACCGTGCGTCCCGACGTGCGGGCCAGCGACGCGGCATAGGAGGCGTAGACCAGGCGCGTCGAGGGACGGCGCACCAGCGTGTGTGCGCAGGTCCAGCGCAGGAGCGTCGAGTTGTGCGTGGCCATCAGGTCACGGCCGGCGAGGAACAGTCCGTCTGGTCGATCCACTTGGATGCACCGGACCGGCGTGGACTCCACCGGCTCTATCGCGACGATGGACACGGCGTGCAGCTCTCCGGCGCGCGACTGTGATACCTGCACGCGTTCCGCCTTGCGCCGGAGACGGAACGGTTCATAGCCGCCTCGCTCCGGGGTGAAGCACACCCGCCATCGTCGGCCAACCTCGCGACCATTGAGCGAGGCGGCTGACTCGCGGATGGTCGCACGCCAGCCCAGTGACCTGACTAGAAACAGGGTGCCGATCGCGAGCACCTTCCGGCAGGAGGTGAACTCGACACGGCTGGATCGCTCCGTGCGGAAGATCGACCCATCGGTGTCGAGCAGGCCCTGCAGGAGCGCTAGCCGCTGCTCAGTGCCGGCCGACAAGTAGATATCCGGGATGTGCTTATTTCCCCACACGCCGAGACGGCGGCACCTGGACTCGAAACCGTCACGCATCGGCCCTGTCGAAAACCGGATCGACCATGCAGTGCGTCCCTCGCGGCGGGTGGACACGATGCGAGCGCATGCCGCGATCTGATCCAGCGTCTCCCGCTGGTCCTGGTCACCGACGGTGATATGCGCAGACCTGCTAGCCCCGTCCCCGAGCCACGCACCGAGCAGGTAAGGGTCGATCGGCAGGTCGGTCGGCTTGGATACGATCGCCTGCTGTACGGGGAGGCGAAACGCGTACGCCCGGTGCGCAGTGCCGTTGGGGCGCAGCCCTTCGTCGCGGAGCAATCCCCGGTAGATCAACTGCGCAGTGGTCAGCGTCTCCCAGTGACGGGACCTGACCCGCGAAGCAATCGGCCCCTTAGACGTGATCCGTCGTAGATCCTGGACTGTCCATAGATGCTCGCCATCGGCGACGACGCTGCGCCCATCGCGCGTGGTCACCCGGTAACACGGACGTTCGTGCATCACGGGTGACACTGCGGTAACTCGCGTCGAGTGGCCGTCGGGGTGGAATACCTGATCACCGACGCGCAGGTCGGCCATCGTTGACCATCCGTTGACCGTCAGGATCGGTGTCGCCGCATCCAGCGCTTTTCCTTCCTGCGGCGGGACGCTCACGACCAGGCGGCCACCGGGGCGCTGCACCGTCTCGGAGATCCGGGCGTTGACCAGATCCAGCGCGGCCGTGCGGACCAGCGTCGGGTCGCAGGACACCGCAAGATCCAGCGGCGTCGAGTGCAGGCGGGCGGTGCGCAGGCGGGCGGCCTCGGCGCGCACGCGGCCGGTGAGTGCCGCGATCTCCTCGCCGGATCGTCCCTCGGCGAGGCGCGCGACAGCGGCCAGCGTCACTCCGGTGGGACCGGAGCGCCGGCTGCCCGTGCGGACAGCTCAGCGACCAGTTCCCGCACGGCCCGATCCAGGTCACCCGACGCGGCGTCGGTGTGCTCGACGCGCTTCGGTGCGTCCAGGCCCATCAGTCGGGCGTAGCGGTCCAGGACGCGGATCTGTGTGTTGACCGCGCTCAGTACCGGGCCGTCATCGATCAGGGGCAGGCCGTCCTCGCCCTTGACCACCCGGCCGTCGGATACCACGTAGTGATCCGTGCGCATCACGGTGATGACGGTCCGGGTGAGCAGGTCGAGCGCTTCCTGATGACGCCGGATCATCATTTCCCGGCCTTCGTCATCGATGCCGGCGAACAGCCGCTTCACGGCTCGGTGGGCGTGACCGCGGTGGCCGTATTCGAGCTCGCTGGCGATCGCCTCGAACGTCTCGCCCTCGGCCCACATCTCGGCGGCCCGTCGGTCGCGGTCGGCGTATTCCGGGGTGCGCGTCCACTTGCCGCGCCCGGTGCGTCCCCGGTTGCCGTCGCCGGAAGTTCCCATGCCTTGACCTCCCCTGACCGCAACCTTTACCGCGACCCCTCGATCATCATGGGGCATATATGCGGCACTGGGCAATATTCAGGGAGGCAGACATGTCCGCAGCCAGCCGTACCAACCGCCCCGTACGTCCGTTCCCCGTATGGTTCCTGACCGGCGCGGGCGTGATGATTCTCGCCCTCTCGATCACCTCGGGCATCCTCCGCGCGGTGCGACGGGCCGCGCGGAAACGGGTGGTCACCTGACACCACTAAGGCGTCAACAATGGTAAGATCGGGGGTATGCCAGACGACCGCATCAGGACCACGCTCCGCATAAACGGACGGGTGCAGCAGAAACTCTCCGTGTTCGCGGAGACGCCGGAAGGGCAGGGCCGGTCGCAGAACTGGATCATCAACCACCTGCTCGAACGGGAGCTTGATCGCGCGCTGGCGACCGCACGCACCGACCATCCGAAGGGCTGACACACATGGGTTACATGATCGACCTCGGCGGCGACAAGCCGCAGGAGACCGTCGTCCTGCGCACGAACGAAGAGGGACGCGTGATCGCGGCGTTCGGCCCGTTCGAGTCCGAGGACGCGGCGAGGGATGCGATGCCGAACATCAGCTCCGTGACTCACTCGCTGAACAGCCTGGAGGCCGTCACGTTGCACCGCGTGCTCACGAAGCCGAGCCAGACTCGGCAGGTGTCGGTCGGGCGGGGTAAGCGCACCGGCTCGCAGACTGCTGACAAGAGCTGAACGGGAGGCGGTGACACCGTGGCGCGAGTGGTCGCGAAGTGCGGGAGGTGCCGGGCGAAATGGACCGATCCGGACTCCTGCCACTGCCCGCGGTGTCACCGCACGTACTTGTCGGAGTCGACGTTCGACGCGCACCCGTGCCCGGCATCCGTCCGGGCGGACTCTGCGGGCCCGACGGCCGGCGCGGTGCACGCGGCGTCAGGTGACGGTGCTCGGCGGGTGAATCGGGCGCTCGGCAGGGTGGATGACGTCCGCTCACGGTCCGTCACGTCGGACGTTTGGGCAGGTCAGGCCCTGACATAAGGTCGCTTATCGGTTTTGACACGGGGAGTAAGGCATGGGCGAGACGCTGGATTTCACGGACCTGATGTGCAAGAACGCGGCGTACCTCCGGGTAGCTGCGGCTGCGTTGCGGAGCGTCGGCCAGGTCCCTCCAGAGGCCGCCGAGGCAATGGCGCAGTGGCTGGAGTCGAGCGCGGTCGACGCCGAGCAGATCGGCGAGGACGTGATGGCCACCGCCGTCGCACGGGCGATCATCGCGGCCATGCCGGACAGGTCGGCGGCGCCGTGAGGTGCCGAATCCTACCGGTCGGTATCTGTTGACGCAGGTGGTTTACATCACGGCTGAGCGTTAGGATCAAGAGGGTCATGCAGGTTCGCGCCCTGTATGGCCCGGTGCAAGGGGGCAACCCGACACGACCTGAGTGGAGCTTCGTATGTGTGCATCGCGCTACCAATCGTCCGCCCGTCGCTGTATCGTTCCCGCCGAGGCTTCACCCGTGTCGGGAACCTCACGCGAGCACGCGCACCGGTCGACTTCGGTCCCGGTGCGTTGTGCTATCCGGGTGCAGGCGTCCCGGTGAACTCCACCGCCGAGTACGCCGCCACGGAACAGCACATTCGGCTACTGCAGGCCAAGCGCGCCAAGCTCGACGCGGCGCTGGCCGACGCTGAGCGCCAGTACGCGATCGCAGTGGCCCGCGAGTTCAACGGTGACCGCGTCGGCTGGGCCGAGCTGTACCGCACGTACCGCGTCGTTGCCGATGGCGGACTGGCCGGCTACCTCAAGCGCTGGCAAGAGGCCATCCCGTACTCACCGCAGCGCATGTGCACGAACAGCAGGATAGATCCCACCGGAGAGCAGGAGTGGTCCGGCTGCGGAATGGAGGTCTGGCGGGAAAACGACCGGCCACCCACCGGAGTCAGCGTGGTCTACGTGCTGTTCTCCGAGGACGCCACGGTGGTCTACGTCGGCAGCACTCGGGCCTTCACTAAGCGCATGAGCCAGCACCGGCGCAGCGGGAAGATGTGGGCCACCTGGCAGGCGTTCCGCTGTCGCGACCGCGAGCACGCATACGAGATCGAGTCTCGGTTCCTGGATCAGCACATGCCGAGCGGCAACCGTTGCGGCGGGAGGCGGACGGCATGAGTCTGCAGGCAACAGCGTGGGCGATCGAGTTTCAGGATCTCCCGCTGGACGCGCGCACCGGTCGCATCTCCAGTAGCGCGAAACTCGTCCTGGTGGCGCTGGCGAACCACGCCGACCGCGACGGCTCGGATTGCTTCCCTGCGGTCAGCACCGTCATGGACTACACGGGGCTGTCGGAGCGGTCCATCCAGTACGCACTACGCGCGCTGGAGGACCACGGCACGATCGCCAAGACGGCGGACCCCCTGGTCCGGTCATCCACGATCGGCCGTGTGGACCGGCGCCCTCAGTCCTATGACCTCGTGGCGTTCATGCGGGGTGCAAAGTCGGTCGCGCACGGGGTGCAAAGTCGACGTCCACGGGGTGCAAAGTCTGCCCCGGATTCACCCGATACGGGGTGCAAAGTCGTCGGAGAGTTTGCACCCGAACCAGTCCTTAACCAAAAGAACAACTGCAACCAAGAAAAGCAACCGGCCACGAACACCGCCGCTGCCGCGTCGGCCGAGGCTGCGCAGCCTGCAGACGACGGGCAGGGAACACTCTTCGCTTCCTGGCAAGGTCTGTTCCCGGACAACCCCGCGAACGATCCGGCTAGCACCGACGCAAGCGCCGACAAGCCTGATCCGAACGCAGGCGGACCACCCGACGCACCCACGCGGGCATCACACCAGAACTCGGCCGGCGCGGATCGCGTCACCGCGCAGACGGTGGTCGCCGCGTGGGTCGACGCGTACCGGGGTGCGCGCGGTGATGTGCGCCCGACGCGAGGGCAGATCGGCCAGGCGTCCCGCGCGGCGAAAGAGTGCCTAGCAGCGGGCAACGACCCGGCGCGCGTGATGGCCGCCGCCGAAGCCGCGGGCCGCGCGGGTTATCCGACGATCGAGCGGCAGCTGGCGATGATGACCGCGCCACCGGGAGGCGGCCGACATGCGCCGACGTACCGCGACGATCACATCCCCGACGATGCCTATGCGGAGGCGATCCGATGATCCAGGCCAGCCTGTTCGATGAGAGCGCAATGCGCACCGGCGCGACGATCAGCGGTGACGGCACCTACCGATACGAACTCTGGCGTACGTGGGACGCCTCGGCACCTGTCCTCGCATGGGTGATGCTCAACCCGTCCACCGCGGACGCCGAGGCGGATGACCCGACGATCCGGCGCTGCATCGGCTTCGCGAGGCGCTGGCACTTCGGCGGCATCCGCGTGGTGAACCTGTTCGCGCTGCGGGCCACCGATCCGCGCGAGCTACGCGAGCACGGTGATCCGGTCGGCCAGGACAATGACCGGACGCTGGCCGAGGTGGCGAACACCGCCGAGGCCCTGGTCTGCGCGTGGGGTGCGAACACCTTCGCCGCTGCCCGGGCCGAGGTCGTGCACGACCTGATCGGCGACGCTATGCGCTGGCCGCGCGTGCCGCTATGCCTCGGCGTCACGAAGGGCGGTGCACCGCGTCACCCGCTCTACGTGCCCGGCGGCACCGTGCATGAGGGCTTCGGCGGTTCCTGGTGAGCGCCGAGCCGATCGCGGTCGCCACCGAGGCGGACGGCGTGGATCGATACCTGCTGGAGCAGATCACCGAGAGCAACGCGCGCTGGTCGGAAGGCAGGATCCCGCGCCGCTTCGCCGAGGCGGCAACGGATCTCCCGGCCGTCCGCGACTGGGTGTGCACCCTGGTCCGCCTCGCGCTGGAGCACCGAGGCGTCGGCGACCCGGCCATCCAGCACGGCCCGTCGCTCCTGCTGGTCGGCAAGGTGGGTAGGGGCAAGACGCACCAGGCGATCGGGGCACTAAGGGCGCTGGCCGTCTCGGGCGTGCACTGCGGGTGGAGCTTCGCTCACGAGATGGACCTGTTGGCCAGCCTGCGCCCGCGTGACGGCGTGGACTCGGAGGAGGTGTTCGCCGGCTACGCGTCCGCCGCCGTGCTGGTCGTGGACGACCTCGGCTCGGAGCGCCCGCGTAGCCCGTGGGTGGAGTCGCAGATCGCCCGGCTGGTGAACGCCCGCTACGAGGCAGAGCGCCCCACGATCGTCACCACGAACGTGTTGCCCGGCGACTTTACGGCGATCTTCGGGGAACGCGTGACGTCCCGCCTCATCGAGATGTGCCAGCAGGTGCCGGTGGCAGGCCCGGACCGGCGGCGCGGCAATGGCCACTAGGGCAGCGAGCAAGCCCGCCACGGGGCAGCCGAAGACACCACCGCCCGCGTGGTGGCGTTGCACCGCGTGGCCGACCGGCAGCGCGTGGACCGATCGCCTGATCCGCGAGGCGTTCCACCGCGAGCCCGCCGTCATCCAGGGCAGCGAACGCGGCGGCTGGTGGTATTGGCGCGACGCCCTGGATCAGCAGATCGCGGTGGCCGTCGAGATGCACACGGTGCATCACCAGCGCCGAGGCGGGTGGTGCGACTACGCCCGCAGCGAGGTCGCCCGCGAGCATCCGCAGTGCCGGGGAATCTTCGGCCGGGTCTACAGCTGGACCGCGCCGCCACCGGAAGCGCCGATCCCCCGGCCGCCGAGCCCGTGGCAGTCCGACCCGACGCACTGTGCCTGCGGTGAGCGCCTGATCAAGGACGCGGCCTACGTCTGGGAACACCTCGCGCCCTGGTATGACCACTGATCGGTAGCGCTATTGACGCCACCGCGCTAAGCTAGGCGAGACAACAGGCGACGGCCTGAAGACATGGAGGCAAGCTCTGATGCCAGTGCATCCGTCTACCCCGCACCGTCCCGCACGGGACGCGAGTGTGGCACCCGATCATGCCCGCGATGTTTCGATCGTCTCTCACCGGGGGACGGAATCCGAGGGCGGTGACCTGCTGTGAAGCTGTCATGCACCGGCGCTGACTTGGCCCACGCTGCGGGATGGGTCGCGAAGATCGCGCCGAGCAAGCCGGGGAATCCCGTGCTCGCGGGCGTCCTGCTGCGAGCCGGCGAGTCGTTGAGCTTGCAGGCGTGCGATTACGAGACGTTCGGCTCGGCCGCGATGGTGGGCGCCGTGGTGCATGAGCCCGGCACCGCCGTGGTGTCCGCCCGCCTGCTGGCCGAGGTCGCGAAGGTGATACCGGCGAAGGCCGAGGTCACCTTGCTCGCGGACGGCTCGCGCATGGCGGTCACGGCGGGCCGGTCCCGGTGGGCGTTGCCAGAGCTGGATCCCGAGGCGTGGCCGCACTTCCCGGTGGCGCCCGGCAGTCTCGGCACCGTGGACGGCGCGGAGTTCGGCCGTGCGCTGGACCGCGTGCTGCCCGCGGTGAGCAACGATGAGGCGCGGCGCGTGCTGACCGGCGTGCGGGTGGAGTTCGCGCCCGAGACGGTCTCGCTGGTGGCTACGGACACGTACCGCCTCGCCCGCGCCACCATCCCGTGGGACGGCGGACAAGAGGACGTCTCCAGCCTTATCGTGCCCGCCGAGATGCTGCGCCACGCCACGGTGGACGGTCCGGTCGCGATCTCGCAGGACGGCAGCGTGGTCACCGTGTCGACGCGCACCCGCGTCGTCTCGGGCCGCCTGCTGGCCGGCGAGTACCCGAAGTACGCGACGATACTGAGCGCTCCAGAAGAGGCCGCATCCGAGCGTAAGGCCACCATCGTCACAGTGGGCGCGCCAGAGTTGCGCGCCGTGGTGGACGGTGCCGCTGTCGTCCTCGGCGAGCACGGTCATATCCGGCTGGCGTTCGCCGATGGCACGTGCGGCGTGAGGCCTGCGGGTGACAATCGCGGAGACGCGGACAGCGACGTGGATCTGGTCGACATGGCCGGTCCCGCGATCACCGTGGCGGTGGCGCATCGCTTCCTGCGCGACGCGCTGGCGTGCCTGGAGGCACCGCAGGCGCGGCTGACCTTCACCGCACGGGCGACGGCGGGGTTCCTGCTGCAGCCCGTGACCGATGGCGAGGTCGACGGGGATTACCGGCACATCCTCATGCCGCTCAACATCGCGCGGGCCACCCGGTGACCGTGTGAGCGGCGATCCGATCCACGCCGAGGGAGCGGAGCGCGCCGTACTCGGGCGCGCCATGCTCTCAACGGCGGCGTTCGAGGCGGCGCACCGCGTCATCGGCACGGAAGATTTCTTTTCCTGGCAACACGGCATTATCTGGTCCGCCATGTCCACACTGTGGGACGCTGGCATTGCGATAAACCCGGAGTCGGTAGCGCGGGAATTAGGCCGATGCGGGGAACTGCTGAGGATCGGCGGTGCCCCGTATCTGCACACGCTGTTCAGCGTCGAGCACATGCCGAGCTTGGACGGTCAGGCCGCCGATGCCGAGTCGATCGGTGAGCATGCGAAACGGCGCCGGATCGTCCAGGGTGGCCTGCGCCTGGTCCAGTTGGGCGAGTCGGGTGGCGCTGACCGGCTGGACGACGTGCTGGCGTTCGTGCGCCGCGAGGTGGAGGACGTCGAGCAGTACCGGGCGGATACGCCGGGAGTACCGGTGGCTGAGCTGATGGGCGAGTTCGTGGGCGGACTGGACGCCCCGCTAGCCGGCGTGGTCGCGACACCCTGGCCCGAGGTGGATGACCTGCTGCTCGGTGGCCTGCGCCGCGGTGAGCTAGTCGTACTGGCCGCGCGCAGCAGTACCGGTAAGACACTGCTGGCCCTGAACATCGCCCGCTCGGCCGCCCGCAGCGGTGTCCCCACGGCGTACCTGTCCGGTGAGATGAGTCGCGAGGAGTTATTAACCCGGCTGGTGGCCGACGTCGCGACGGTGCCCTGGTCTCACCTCACGGAGCACCGGCTGACCGACGACGACCGCGACCGCGTGAAGCGGGCATCCGAGCGCATCACCGAGTGGCCGCTGTACCTCGATGACCAGATGGCGGGTGCGTCGGTGTCCGATATCCGGACCCGGTGTCGCCACCTCGTGAGTCAGGGCCTCGGCCTGGTGATCGTTGATCAGCTCTCGTTCATCGAGCCCGCCGACCCCCGCGCCCCGGAGCGCGTCCAGTTGGATCAGATCGCTCGCGCGTTAAAGAATCTGGCGCGGGCACTGGACGTCCCCATTCTGCTGTTGCATCAGCTCAACCGCGGGCCGAGCGACCGGCGGGACAAACGCCCGGACGGTGACTCCGATATCCGCGGCACGGACGCGATCAAGCACCACGCCGACAAGGTGATGTTGGCGTGGCGTCCGGAGGACAAGCCCGGCGAGATGGTGCTGATAGTGGACAAGCACCGCAACGGCCCGACCGGTTCCGCGACCCTGCGGTTCGAGGGCCATTACGCCCGCGCGATCCCGGGCGACCCGTACCGGGTGTAACTGTAGACGCACCTCCCGCGATACTGTAATGTCAACCCCAAGCCGACGGGCTGACATGACGACATGGGAGTGATCATCGTGTGGTTTCTGGCCCACCTCCGCACCCGCATCCTGCTGGCCCGCATCCTGCGCGCCTGGGTGCGTGACGTGCACTCCGAGCCCTTCCCCGTGCTGATGACGGTGGACCAGGCGGCGGAAATCCTGAATGCCGCATGATGCGCACGACCATCCGCACCTGAGCGAGAGCGAGTACCCCGATGCAGCTGACCGGCGCACAGTCCCGACTCCTGCCCCTGCTGGAGGAGCGGCTGTCAGTGCAGGAGATCACGGCCCGGCTCGACTGGCGCCGCCAGCGTTACTCCGTGGTGCTCGGTGAGCTGGCGACCCTCGGCCTGCTGCGCGGGCTCGGTGAGCTGCCGGCCGACGCGCGGGCCGAGACATTCCCCTCGCATCAGACGGTGGAGGCCACGCTGCTCGGTATGCAGATGGTGGGACTGTCCGAGGCGCGGGCCGTGAGCGAACTGAGCACGCAGGCCCGCGCCGGCATCGTCCCGCCCTCGGCCGGCGCCCGGTACTCGCAATGGACAGGCTTCGCGGTGCGCCGGGTGTCGTACACGTGGGCGTCGGAACAGTGGGTGATCCAGGGCCACCTCTCCCCGCGCTACGACGGCGCCCACGCCTCGCGCTACACACCGCAGGAGCGGCTAGTGGAGGTGCTGACCTCGCCGAGCGACAGCAGGGTGTGGCGGGAGCGGCGGGGCCTGATCGTCCCGCAGCGCATGATCAGCGACCTGTTCGGACTGTTGAGCCTGGACGAACAGGTGGCCCTGACGATGTGCGTCGCGTGGGTCATGGAGACGCGGGCGCTGATCGACGCCGAGGCACTGACGAAGACGACCGTACTGGCGGGCAGGGATGAGTAAGCGCACGCAGATCCTCGGGGCAGCTATCAGCCTGGCTCCCCTTTCGATCGTGCTTCTAGTCGGATTGAAACTTGACCACGTGATCGACTGGCCGTGGATATGGGTGCTTACTCCGCTATGGATCATTGCGTGGGTAGCGCTGTTCCGCCTCGGTGTCTCCGTTGCGGACATAGCTCTCGGGAGACGGTGATGGCTGACGTCGGCACGCTGGTCACGCCCACGGGCGTGCTCCTGCTGGATCACACCGCACCGCGCGAGGAGTGGCTGGACAAACGGCGCGAGGGCATCGGTAGCTCTGACTTGCCGAGCATCATGCAACTGACAGACGACGACGGGATGCGCCAGAACCATCGCAGCCCGTTACACGTCTACTACGACAAGACGGGCGCGCTTCCCCACGACGCCGACGACGTGAGCGACGCCATGCGGTTCGGCGTCCTGTTCGAGGAGCCGTTGGCGTTCGAATGGGCGCGCAGGAACAGGACGACCGTCGAGCCGATCGGCATCGTTGCGCACCGACACGAGACGTGGCAGATGTGCAGCCTTGACCGGCTATGCAGAGAGTGCCCGCTAGACCGCAGCAGGCACTCGCTCTGCGCGCTGGAGGTCAAGACGCGCAACGCGTTTACGAGCAAGCTCTGGCGCGACGGGCCGCCGGACGACGTGCTGGCGCAGGTGCTCTGGCAGATCCTGGTCACCGGCCTGGACCACATCCACGTGGTGTGCCTGATCGGCGGCAGCGACTACCGGCAGTACGTCGTCCGGCGCTCCGATCATGAGCGCCTGGTGGCGTTCCTGGACGCCAGCGCAGCCCGGCTCTGGTTCGAGCACATCGTGGCGCGCATCCCGCCGCCGCTGACCGGCGATGAACCGGCCGATGATCTGGTGGAGCTGTATCAGCGACTCCACCCGACGCGGCAGGGCGTGATCGAGGTGGACCGCGACCTAGACGTGCAAGACCTGCTCACCACCTACCTGCTAGCCGGCGCGGCGCGGGCCGAGGCCGAGAAACAACAGGACGCGGCGAAGGCCAGGCTCTACGCCGCACTCGGCAAGGCGCAAGCCGCCACCGTAGGCGACCGCGTGCTGTATTCGATCGACCGTCGATCGCGCCGTAAGACGGACCTGGCGCGCCTCGCCGAGCGCTACCCCGAAGCCTTCGCGGACTGTGTGTCCGTGGAAGAGGGCGACCACTTCTATGTCCCGCACGCGATCAGAGCGGAGTACTCCCGATGAGGGTCTACATCGATACCAATGACTGGTGGATCGGTTACTACCGCGGGAGTAGCTACCACTTCGTTTGCCCACTGCCCACCGTGGTTATTCGCTGGAGGCGGAAGTGACCTCACTGTCCGAGCGCGCCGAGCAGGCAGCGGCAGCCTTCGTGCGCAATCCGCTGGCCGGTGGCGTCGGTCCCGCACTGCCGCCCGAGGCGCCCGCTCCGGTCTCCCCGGGCATCGACATGTCCGCCTACGTCGTCGGCGAGGGTGAACCGGAGCAGATCCCGGTTCACCTGGCGTGGCTGCGGGTGCGTCGCGATATCGGCTCGATCGCGAAGGCAGAGCGGTACAGCGCGGGTAACACGGGCTACAACTTCCGCGGCGTGGATACGGTCGTGCGCGCGTTCGGTCCGATCACGCTCAACCACGGCGTGTCGGTCCTGCCGATCCATGTCGACGCGGCGCACCGGGACACCACGTCGAGCAAGGGCAGCCAGATGCGCGAGTGCACGGTGACCGTGACGTATCTGATCGTCGGCCCGATGGGCGACACCATCCAGTTGCAGTCCTCGGGCGAGGCGCTGGACTCGGCCGACAAGGGCACCGCGAAGGCGCAGAGCGTGGCCCTGCGCGTCCTGCTACTCAGCGGCGGACTGATCCCCACGGGCGACCCGGACCCGGACGCCTCCCGCGTCGACCGCGGTGAAAAGGCGACCCGCGCGCCGAGTTCCTACGTCGCCGAGATCACGGACCCGCGCACCAGTAAGGGCCGCTTGCTCCAGATACACGCCGAGCTGAAGAGCGATCGCCACTTGGACGCGCTGGTCGTGAACGAGGCGGGCGAGGAGGAGAAGATCGGCCCGATGGTTGTCCGCATCGGACGAGACCGATCAGCGGCCGAAGAGGCAGGCGCCTGATGGCCTGGATTGACGGCCCGCTGATCGGTCTGGATCTGGAGACGGACAGTCCGGATCCCGAGGATGCCCACCTGATCACTGCCGCGGTGATGCATTACATGCCGAGCCGCCTTGTCGAGCGATGGGATTTCGTGGCGCAGCCGACCCGCCCGATCCCGGACGCGGCGGCGAAGATCCACGGCTACCCCACGGAACGCGCGCAGGCCGAGGGCCTACCCGTCGCGCAGGTGATCGAGGAGATCGGCCAGGTACTCGCCGGCCGGTGGTCGCAGGATTGCCCGATGATCACCTGTAACTCACCGTTCGACCTGACGATCATCGACAGGGAGATGGGCCGCCACCTCGGCACCGCGCTGGATCTCGATGCGCTGCCCCCGGTGGTCGACACACTGCTGATAGACCGCATGTGCGACCGCTACCGGGCGGGCAGTCGCCGGCTAGCCGACACCTGCAAGCACTACGGCGTGGTCCTGGACGGTGCGCACGACGCGGCGGCCGATGCGCAGGCGACGATGCGGCTGGCCTGGATACTCGCCCGCCGCTCGGCGACCTCGTGGCCAGCCGGCAGGCATGGCCCTAAGCCTGAGCAGATCGACGCGTGGAACACGCTGGCGTCGGGCGACCTCGGCCGGCTGTACCGCGCTCAGCGCGAGTGGTACCGGGCGCACTCGCTGCAGCTTGCCGAATACTTCCGCAACCCGCGGGCCGAGCAGAAGATCGAGCGCGATCACGAGGCGGGCGTCACGACCCGCGCCGAGGCTGATGAGTTGATCCGCACGCTGCCCGCCCGCGCCGATGACGTCGAGCGCAATGCGGACGGCTGGCCGATGAGGAGACGGTGATGGATATGGAGCGCGAGGCCCACGGGTCCGCCGGGCCCAACGGTGCGGTGTGCGTGCTGGACCACGATCCGCGTACCGGCTGGTGCGCAGCGCAGGACGGTGCGACGTGGCCGGCGAGGTGAGCAACCGCGTCCTGCGCGGCGTGCTGGTCGGCGTGCTCGACATGCACCTGGCGCGCCACCCGTCGGAGCGTGACGCCACCCGCGACCGTCACCTGATGGCCCGTCTCGTCTCGGGCGTCACGCCGGTGGACGGCTCGGCGCTGCCCATCGAGGTAGTGGTGATGCGTCACGCGCTGGCTGAGGTGCGCCGGGCGATGCCCGATGACCCGTCGGCGCGCCAGTGGGAGCGGGCGGTGTCGACGTTCGCAGGCACGCGAGTCACGACGCCGCACCCGTCACGATCGGCAGGCTGCGGAGTCGGACGCGCGGCGTAAGGCAGGACAGCAGGGCATAAGTAAAGGGAGTGGCGCCCCCTCCGCAACCGCCCGGACATGGAGATACAGGCGGATGGGTCGGGGGCCAGGTTTGCACCTGCCCGTCGGACCACTCCCTAACGCGAGATGGTAGCGGGTGACGCCACCGCAGCGCCACCTCCACCGGATGAATAGGAGAACGGCATGGCTGTAGTCACGGCACCGACCCGCTACCTGGTCGGGATGCTGCAGGATCTGGCGCTGACCGCGTGCCCGGCCGCTGAGCTCGCGAGCACGCACGGCGTGCTCCTGCACACCGCAGCCGGCGAGTTCGACATGGACGTGGCGGGCGATGACGGTGAGGTGCCGCTGATCGAGGCGGTGCCGACAGAGTTGCTGGTGGGCACGTCCACCACGTCCTCGATCATCGCGCAGGCGCACATCCCGACTGACGGCACGTGGCACCGCAGCGCGTTCGTCACGCTGGAGGACGTCAAGGCCGTCATTGCCACGTTCAAGCCGTTAGTAAACAGCCTCGGCAAGGAGGTCACGCACCGCTGCCAACTGGATCTGCAGGGAGACCTCCTGACGGTGCGCGAAGATCCGGCGCAGGTTCCGAACGGCCTGGCGCTGGCCTTCACGACCGGCGACGGCTCGACGTTCCCGGCGAAGCTGATCGAGGCGCTGGACGGTCCGGCCTACGAGGTCGTGACCGATGACAACGGGGACGTGGTGCTGCCCGAGACGGGGCACGGCTGGACCGCGGATTACCTCGGCGTGCTCGGCAAGGTAGGTGGTCGCCGGCAGATGCCGGTCGCGGTCTACCGCACCCATCACCTGCGCTCCGTGGTGGCGACCATCGGCGGGTCGTATCGCTGCGCCATCGGCCCGTGCCTGCTCGACGCGGCGGCCGGGCAGCAAACCGAGCCGCAAGTCACGGTGTTTGTGCCACCCCAGTCGCGACGTCTCACCGCCACCACCGCGCAGGCGGGATAGTCCTCGCAGCAGGGACATACGGGCGGGTCGCTTCCTTGTGAGGCGGCCCGCCTTCGCGTTGACCGGCCGCACGTCATGCTGTAGTGTCAACACTGTCGGCGACGGTCGGCACGACATGGGAGATGACACTGTGGACCAGCAGGCCCGGCACATTCAGCACGTCGAGCAGGGCGACCCGCCCGCTCACTTCGGCCCGCTGGCCGATGTGCTCCCCGAGATCCGCCGTCAGTTGTGGACGGTGAAGCAACTGGCCGACCTGTCCATTCCGCGATGCAAGGTCGACCCGGGCGCGATGGATGAACGCTCCGATGAGGTCTGCTCGCACGACAGCGATCACGGCCGGGCCACGGTCTACCTCTTCACGCCGGGCCACGGTCGCGATGGCGACTGGCTCTGCCCGTCGTGCAGCTTCCCCGTCGTCACGGCACGGACCGAACATGACGCGCATGTCGATGTGGAGGTGTACCGGTAATGATGGGCAAGACGATTCATCTTGCGACGCAGATCGGGATGGGTGCCGATAAGACCCTGTATCTGCAGATTCGCGATTCGGATCACAAGATCGTAGCTGAGGTCAGCCTGTCGGGTAATGACGTGCTGCATCTGGTCAGCGGTGGTTCCATCGAGTGCAGTAACAGGCTCGGTGACCGGTGATGATCGAGCACGGGATCGTTATTCGGCATGATCAGGAACTGGTCAAGGATGCCTGCGGTGTCGAGATCCAGACTCCGAGCGGGATCAGCACCTTAGAGTGCGCCTGCGGATACTGGATGCACGGTGCGACGAACTACGTGCGCTCTCAGGCGTGGTGGCATATCAAGATCGCGCAGGAGCCCTGGCACTTTGCCGAGGCCGCAGCGGTCGCCACCGCGACCGAGGATCTGCCGTATCAGATGGTGCTCGACGCGCTGGCCGCGTCCCGCGAGGCGCTGACCGAGGCGATCCAGCAGCATGGCCGCACCGTCACTCGTCGCCTGACGGTGCGCTCCGGATCGGCACTGTTCCGGGTCGATCGGGCGTACGCCGCTCTGATCGCCGAGGCCGAGCGGATCGGCAGCGCACCGTGAAGGGGCGCGCCTGGACCGTTGACCACATCTGCGCCGGTTCGCTGGTCGACGGCGATGACGACGGCTGGCGCCCCATCGGGGTGCGCCTGCTCTGGAGCATCGCCGACCCGATCGCGGTGACGCTGGTATTCGGTCGCAACCGGCGCTGGACGATCGCCCGCGAACTGCTGGCCGACGGGATGCTGATGGCCGTGGGCGAAGGTGACGCGCAGCTTCGGCCATATGAAGGCGGCGAAGCGGACTACTACGGGGACGTCTGGATGGATCTGTGCTCCCCCAGTGGTTACGCGCGGATCCTGCTCGATGGCGACATGGTGAGCGACTTCCTGGCGCAGACCTGCAATCACGTGGCACTCGGTGCCGAGCAGGTTGACCTGACGCAGAACGAGATCAAGTGGCTGGAGTCATTGGGCGTGACGTGGATGGGAGTGACGACGTAATGCGCACCGAGCAGGAGATCGCAGCCGAACTGGACACACTGGACCGGCTGGACATGACCTCAGTGGACTACGACGCGCAGGAAGGCGCGCTGCGTGATGCCTTCCGCGTGGCCCTGCGGTGGGCGCTAGGCGACCGCGCGACGCCCGAGACGGCGCTGATTCACCCGGGACGCCCGGCGCGCGACTTCAGTGACGATCCGGATGAGAACTCCCTTGTCGACGCTCTGTGGATCCTCATGGAGATCGAGGCGGATGACGTCGCCGGGCCGGTCGTGCGGGACATGATCGAGGCGCTACCCGAGGCGGCCCGTACGAACGTGGCCGCGAACGCGAGGCGCATCGATCGGCTGTGCAAGGCAGTCAGGAAGGCAAGCTGATGGCCGGCGAAACGACGATCACCGTGATCGGCAACCTCACCGGTGACCCTGAACTGCGATTCATTCCGAGCGGCGCCGCGGTCGCGAACTTCACCGTCGCCAGCACGCCGCGGAGCTACGACAAGCCGTCCGGCAAGTGGAAGGACGCCGATCCGCTGTTCTTGCGCTGCAACATCTGGCGCGACGAAGCCGAGCACGTGGCCGAGTCGCTGGTCAAGGGTGACCGCGTGATCGTTCAGGGCCGCCTGCGCCAGCGCAGCTACGAAAAGGACGGCGCGAAGCGCACGATCATCGAGCTAGAGGTGGATGAGATCGGCCCGTCCCTGAAGTGGGCCACCGCGAAGGTGTCGCGCGCCGAGCGTTCGAGCGGCGGCCGGGACAGTGCCCCGCGCGGGGGCGGTCACGACGACGACCCGCCGCCGTTCTGATGGTGACCCCGAAGCGCTTCTACGGGATCGCGCCTGCGGGCTGGTCCCCGATGCCTCCGGGTATCCCGAGGCACTTCTATGGCGACTGGCCAGAGTTGGAGCGGATCGAACTCGGTGACCGCGCGGCCTACGCGTACGACGAATCGAGCACGCTGGAGCACCGCCTATGCCGCGCCATCGGCCTGACCTACGGATGCCCGCCGCGTCACTGGAAGTGGACGAAGGGGCCGTTCTGATGGCGCATACGTTCACCATTCCTCGGCTGAAGGCGACGCGCCCGGCGCTGACCATCGAGCAGCGACTGCTCTTGGATCGCCTGCTCGCGGCCAGTCACGTCGGGCGCTACGCCACCGATGCCGAGGATCTGGCGGAACTGCTGGCGATGATCGGGCTTGACCATGACGCACCGCGATACCGGACTGGCCTCGCCGATCCGGAGTCTGGACTCACGACGAAAGGGTGATCTGGGAGTGTCCGAGGATTTCGCCGGCTACCTGGCCGCGATGGTGGAGCACACGCGCAAGCATCCGGACCTGTCCGAGGTGCACCTGTACGGGCAGCCTCGGTGGCGTGAGGTGCGAGTGATGCCGCGTCAGTCGACAGAGGGCACGGCGGCGGCCGAACTTGCGGCGTGGGCGCGCTCGTTCGGCGCTGACTACCTGGACGTCCGCTCCTGCGACGACCAGTGGTCATCGGTGGAGTTCGACGCGGAGATCGATGGCCAGTACGTCCGCGTGTGGGCGAAGGTTGACAACCTGCCCGCCTGCACCGGACTGTCGGTCGCCTATCTGGAGCACTTCGCCGCACACGGTGTCTTCCCTGAGCGGCCCGGGTCGTGACCGATCCGCGCTATCACGCCGGGGGTGGCCTGACCACCTCCATGTCCGGCGTCCGCGTCGAGCTGTCGATCTGGGTGCCGGGCCAGCCTGCACCGCAGGGCAGTAAGGACTACAAGGGGCACCGGACAAACCGCAGGACGGGTAAGTCAGCGCCCGTGCTGGTGGAGTCGTCCAAGCGAGTCAAACCGTGGCGTGAGACGGTCGCAAAGGCCGCCGCGCTGCACTGGCGCAGCCGGCCACTGCTGGATGGCCCACTGGGCGTGCATATCGCCTTCACCATGCGCCGGCCAGTCGGCACGCCGAAGTCCGCGCAGCCGTACGCGATCAAGCGCACGGGGGATAACGACAAGCTAGTACGAAGCATTTTCGACGCCCTCACCGGCGTGGTCTGGCTGGATGACTGTCTGATAGTCGACCAGCACGCCACGAAGCGCATCGCCGCCCACGGCTGTGGGCCTGGTGCGCGCATCACGGTGTGGCGCATACCCGAGGGATGGTGAGCATGGCGATCGAGGGGCCGGACGACGGGCACCTGATCACGATCACGGCGACCCTGCGCGCATCGAGCAAGGTCGATGGCGACGCGCACCACTCGGATAGCGACTGGACTTCGGAGCCCTGGACGCTATCCGTACGTGCGTGGTCCCTGGCGGCGGCGATGCGCAAGGCGGGGGATCTGCCGCTGAGCGCGTGGACTCCTCCGTATTCAGATGACGACCAGGATGGACGCTGACATGGTAAAGAACGTGCGAGTGACGATCCGGGCCGAGGTGGACCCACCGGGGGACGCTCTCTGCGAGGCAACGACCTGCGTGACTCGGAACGTTGCGCTCACCGAGACGGACGCCCGACTGCTGGTGCTGGCGCTGGAGCGCGCGATCACCGAGGCGGGCGCGGATGTGCAGGCGATGGTTGCGCAGGTGCACCCGGATCGGCGTGATGAGGCTGACGCGGCAACCCATGACCGTAGCTATCTGAGCACAGCAACATCCGGCGCGGGTAACCCTGCACTCGGCGAGTGGTATCCGGGTGTCGAGCAGGATCTGCCCTGACGCCAGCGCAAGACTGACGCCCCGCCGCGAGTATGCGACGGGGCGTCAGTGCGTTCGGATCAGGTGCTCACTCGCTGCGCGGTGGTGTCATTGCGCTGCCTGTCTCATCCGTGAGACACTGACCACATGACAGGACGACCGCGAGACGTACCCCGGGTGACGCCGCGCGAGGCCGTGGCCGAACTGCTCGGCGGCCCGGCGCTGATGACCGGCGACGACGAGTCCGATCTGTGGACCGCAGCCGCGCGCAGCTGGCGCAACCGCGAGCGGAACTCGATGTTGGGCGGCGTGGTGCTCGCGACCCTGAACAGCCACTACAGCTACCCGTACCGCGACATAGCTGCGATGTTGGCCGAGGTACTGGGCCGTGACGTCGCCGAAGTCCCGTTTCAAACGTTGCAACGCTGGGCCGCTCCACCGCCCGAGGTCGCTCGCGGGGAAGGGGCCGACCGGTGAGCCGTAGCCCGATAGGACGCCTGCCGCAGATCGGCCTGGTCGCGACGATCATCCCCCTGCTCATATGGGGCTGGATCGCCCTGTTCAACCTGGCTGAGCGATGCGGCGTGCCCTGGTATATGGCGTGGATTCCCAGTGTCGCCACCTCGGGTGTCATGCTCGCGTCCACCACCCTGTCCCTGCAGCCGGGCCTTGACCGCTCGATCCATCGTTACGCGGGCGGGCTGGCGGTCGGCGGCATCCTCGGTGACATTCTCGCGGCGGGCACGGAGGAGTACCTGCAAGCCGCCGCGATCCAGCCGCCGGCACTGCTGGCGGTCCCGGTGGGCGGCATCCCGTGCCTGATGGGCGGTCTGCTGATCCACGCGGTCGCGATGACGTTCACGCAGCGCCGTCGCGAGGACGCCGAGGCCGAGGCAGCCGAGGTGGAGCGCCAGCGTCAGGAGCAGGCCCGCATCGACGCGCAGGCGGCGCAGGACGCGGCCGACGCGCGCACCGCGAAGGCCAACCGTGAGGCGCTGGTCAGCCAGCAGGAGCGGACCGCCGAGGCGAAGCGGACCGCCGATGAACTGGCGCGCAGGGCCACCGCAGAGCGGGCGCTGACCGATGCTGTCGCGCACCGCGCTGAGGTGGCACGGAAGGCCCTCGCGCCGACGACGACCACGGCAGGCCCGCACCTGGTCGTGGACAACACCCGCCGCAAGGCACCCGCGCCCCGCACGGCCAGTCCCGTCCGCGACAAGGCGCTGGCCTACCTGCGACAGCAGGCCGCGGACGGCGTTGACCTCGCGAAGATCGGGCCGAAGGCACTGGCGACGGCGATCGACGCGTCCCCCGACACGTGCAAAAAGGGCCTGCCGCAATGGCGGGCGATCATCGCCGAACTGATGGAGGCGGCAGGATGACCACGCAGGAGCGGCGCTGGACCGTGGCCGGAATGTTCGAGGGTTACGGCGGTCTGACGATGGCCGTTAGGCATGTCCTCGGCGGCGACCTGATCTGGTATGCCGAGATCGAGCCCGCCGCGAACCTTGTGCTCGAACATCACCACCCGGGCGTGCCGAACCTCGGCGACGTCGCGACCGTGGACTGGCCGGCCGTCGAGCGTCCGGACATTCTGACCCTGGGTTTCCCCTGCACCGACGTCTCCAGCGCGGGCCTGCGCCTCGGCATGATGCCCGGTACCCGCTCTGGTCTGTGGATTCATGGAGCCGAGGCGATCCGCGTACTGCGACCCGAGATTGTGGTGATCGAGAATGTCCGAGGACTACTGTCGGCCGACGCACCGAGCGAGTTGGAATCCTGCGCGTGGTGTATGGGAGACGATGAGGGTCGGCCTCTGCGGGCACTCGGAGCCGTACTCGGTGACTTGGCCGACCTCGGGTATGACGCGCGCTGGGTTGGCCTACGAGCTTCGGACTCCGTCGGAGCTCCACACGCACGTTTCCGGGTCTTCATCCTCGCATGGCCCGCTACTGGCGACTCCGACGGCGGCGATCGCGAAGGACGGCCGGCCGCAGGACTCGAAGGGCAAGCGGGACCTTCGGCTGGATCTCCTGCCGACGCCGACGACCAGGGATGCCACCCGTGGCGCGGGATGGGGGGATCAGCCGGGCCGGCCGCTGAGCGAGACGATCCACCGAGTGCTCCTGCCGACTCCGACGGCATCGGACCGCTTCGGGCCGGGCACGCACGGGGACGGTGGTCCGGATCTCCGGGCCACGATCAACCTCTTACCGACGCCCCGCGCGACGGATGGCACGAACGGCGGGCCGAATATGCGCGGCAGTTCGGGGGACCTGATGCTTCCCTCGGCGGTGGCTGGCCTACCACTGTTACCGACGCCGACAGCGACCAGCTACGGGTCGAATCAGGGTGGCGAAGCGGGCAGGGTTGGTCCGGTGCGCCCGTCGCTGGAGACGATGGCGCGCACGGGGGCCATGTCGACCCGATCATCGACTGGGGGGACTACGCCCCCGCCATCCAGCGATGGGAGCACGTCCTAGGCCGTCGCGCACCCCTGCCGACGCAGCCTGGCCAGCGAGGCGGCGCACAGCTCAGCCCGCGTTTCGTGGAGTGGCTGATG